GGTTGAAGTCTACCGCCCTCGCCGCCTGGGGGTGGCGTACTGTCTAGCCTGGATGGTGCCAGACTCGCCGCCAGGACCTCCCTAAGTTACCTGGACTATGCACTCGGTAACTTCTAGGCCTCAAATTCGTCATCTCACCAGCAGGTATGTCCATTTCTAGTTCTAGTAGTCATGTAGAAACGTTACCCACACACATGAGAAATATAAATGGAGCGTTTATATAAATATACCTCTTATATCTCATAAAATCTGGTAACGTTTTCCCATGACTACTCTTGCTAGAAAACGACCTCCACCCAGGTGAAGTGATCCAAATCGTCCTATCCCTAGTCACAGTAGTCACGTCCCATACATATGCGCGTGCTAAGCTGTACTCCATGCGTGAATCATCGGTCGAATCCAAGCTGCACCGCGGCGTCCTCAAACTGGGTGGTCTCAGCTATAAGTGGGTGCCGATCATCGCCGGACTCCCGGACCGGGTGGTGCTGCTGCCAGGTGGCCGGGTGTACTTCATCGAACTCAAGGCCACGGACGGCAAGCTCCGTCCCGACCAGCTGGTCATGCACGAGAAGTTCCGCAAGCGCGGGATCGACGTAGTAGTATTGACGGGACCAGCGGAGGTTGACCGCTGGCTCAACGAAAGGAACCGAGAACAGTGAAAGCACGAGAACGTGACCTCCAAGAGGCCATCCGGTACGCCATCAACACTAACCACCCCAGCATCATGAGCTTCTACTCAGGCGTGGTCTATGGCCAAGCCACCCGATCGGCTGGGCCGAGCATGTTCTGTTTCGGAATTGCGCTCGCCAGCGTACTCCACATCATCTTCCCCGATAACTCCTGGTGGGCCACCGCGATCATCATCGCCGCCGTGACGTTCTCCCAGAAGCTGGTGCGCAGCGTCGACCGGCTGATCTTCCTGTCCGTCCCCAGCTACCGAGAGGGAATCAAATGAGAGGCGAACAGTGCGCCGAGTGTGGCTACGTCGGCACTGATTCCATGTACCGCCACCAGATGATGACCGGCCACCGGGGCAGCACCCCCGGGACCATCACCCGAGTGAACTGGATGGGGAAGTGGCAGTTCGTCCCCGACGAGGCTCCGGTCAAGGTCAGCTCTGGCCGCTTCCGCTGCGCCGAGTGCGACACCACCAGCACCGCTGCAGGGATCGGCTCCCACCAGAAGTCGAGCGGCCACGCTGGCCGGGTGCCAGCGTGAAGCTGCGACCCTACCAGGAGGAGGCCAGGCAATTCCTCCACGAGAAGGGGAACGCTGCGCTGCTGCTCGACATGGGATTGGGGAAGACGGCCATCTGTCTCAGCGCGTTGACCCCCGACCACCTGCCCGTCCTGGTCACGGCACCACCGCGGCCAGTGGAGTCTGTCTGGCCCGTGGAGACCAAGAAGTGGCGTCCCGACCTAACGTGCCGGGTGGCTGCAGGCCGGACCGCTGAGGAGACCCTAAGCGACCCGACAGCGGACATCGTGGCCATATCACGTGAGCAGCTGGACAAGGTCAAGGAGAAGCACCTGCGCCGCTTCCGCACGTTCATCATGGATGAGCTGAGCGGGTTCAAGAACAACCGATCCAAGCGGTTCCGCAATGCACGCCGGATCACCAAAGAGATGCCCTACACCTGGGGACTCACCGGCACACCCGCCCCGAACGGGCTGCTGGATCTGTGGCCACAGATGTTCCTCATCGACCGCGGCGAGTGCCTGGAGCGCACGCTGGGCAGCTACCGCAGCCGGTACTTCACCGAGGGTGGCCGCTTGCCCTCCGGAGTCATCACCAGCTGGAATCTGCGCCCCGGTGCGGACAAGCGTATCCATGAGCGCATCCGCCCCCGTGCGCTGTCCATGGGGACAGAGGGCCGGGTGGCCTTGCCTCCCGTGACACCGAACACCATCCAGGTAGACCTGCCAGCCAAGGCACGCCAGATCTACAAGGAGCTGAAGGATGACCTAGTGACCACCGCGCTCGGCCAGGGCACGTTCACCGCTGGTAACGCGGCGGCGCTCAGTCAGCGGCTGCGCCAGGTGGCCAGCGGCTTTCTGTATCCCGATGCAGACGAGCGCCCCGACGACGACCTGGTCTACACCACCCTCCACACCGAGAAGCTCAAGGTGCTGCAGGACATCGTGGAGGAGGCGCAAGGATCACCGGTGATGGTGGGGTATGCTTACCGAGCTGAGCAGGATCAGATCCTCAACAGCTTCAAGGGAGCGCGGACGCTGCGCACAGCCCGGGACGTTGAGGACTGGAACGCCGGTCGCATCCCGGTACTGGTAGGCCACCCTGCCAGCATCGGCCATGGGCTGAACCTGCAGGACGGAGGCCACACCCTCGTCTGGTACGGCCTGACGTTCAGCCTGGAGGAATACCAGCAGATGAACAAACGACTGGCCCGGTCAGGCCAGAAGCACCCCGTGGTGATCCACCACATCCAGACCGCAAACACCGTTGACACCGCTGTGCTCCGTGCCCTCAGGAACAAGGACTCCGTCCAGATGGCACTGCTGCAGCACCTGGACCCAGAAGGGATTCTCTGACACATGGAACTGAACATCGCTACCGCGCCACGGCGCAACAGTCCACACTGGAAGCAGTCCACGATCACGTGGGATGAGATCATCACGTGGATGATCGACCCCGGAGACAAGAAGGAGGCGGGGAACTACATCCTGGGGACGCTGCGCGAGACCGAGCAAGAGCACCGACACGCCCCCGGCCAAACCTGCACCGACCTGCACCGCTGCAAGGAGGCCATAGTCACGCGTGATGCCCTCATGCTGGATGCCGACTTCCCCGCGGAGGACTTTGTGCAGCGGGTGAAGGACCTCAAGGTCAAGGCACTTGTCCACACCACCTACAGCAGCACGCCGGAGTCACCGCGATACCGCGTGATCATCCCACTCAGCCGACCCCTCAGCCCGTTCGAGTACGAGTCCGCCGCGACCCAGGTGATGGACACAGTGGGGGTTGACTCGTTCGACGCTGGCAGCAGCCAGCCCGAGCGGTACATGTTCAAGCCTGCAGGCGAGCACTTCGACTTCTGGGTGTGCGACGGGCCAGTCATGGAACCACCAGCAGCTTCGGTGGAGGACATCCTCAGCAGGAACCTGCTGCCCCACTCCAAGCGCAGTCCGTTCGACCTGCCGGGTGTTGTGGGTGCGTTCAACCGTGTCTACACCACCCTGGACCAGCTGATCGAGGAGTTCGACCTGCCGTACGAGCCAGCCGGTGGACGGTGGAGGTTCAAGGGGACCGAGTCCGCACCCGGCATGGACCAGATCAACGATGGTCTGTGGTGGTCGGATCACGCCACCGACCCAGCTGCAGGCCACGCGCAGTCTGCGTTCGACCTCGTTCGCATCCATGTGTTCGGCGGCGCTGACACCACCGCGAAGCCGGACACCGCGATCAACGACCTGCCCTCCACCCGCAAGATGATGGAGCTGGCCGAGGCCGACACCGCCGTGCGAAACGACCAGCTGCAGCACGACTTCGGCCCGACCTCCCCGATCAAGACGCTGGGGTACGACACCGACAGCCACCTGGATGATGACATCACCCGGAACCTGGCCGACCGTGGGCTGCGCGAGAAGTTCCGATACGTGGTCAACCGCGGGTGGCTGCGCTGGGATGGGCGTGTCTGGGCGGAGAGTGATTCCATCGAGCTGTGGGAACCCATCTCGGAGGCGGTGCGTACTCTGGTCGAAGAGTGGATGACCATGGGCAAGAACAACGGCCAGCTGACCAAGCTGAAATCGTTCCTGGATGTGCCCAAGATGAAGCGTGTGATCGAGAACCTCAAGGCGGTGCTGATGATCAGGCCAGAGGAGCTGGACTCGCACCACGATCTGCTCAATTGCGCGAACGGCACCGTCGACTTGCGCACAGGGCAGCTGCAGGCGCACCGCCGCGAGGACTACCTGACCACCATCACGGAGACGCCCTACGTCCCCGGAGCACGTCACAACGACTGGGATCAGGTGCTCAGTGCCATCCGGCCAGACGTGCTCCAGTGGATGAAGCTGCGTTGCGGTCAGGCCGCGACGGGCTGGCGCGTGCCGGACGATGTTGTCCCCATCCTGCAGGGCGGCGGGGCGAACGGCAAGACCACGTTCACCGGTGCAGTCATGACTGCGCTGGGTGGATACGCTAGGATCCTCTCAGAGCGTGCGGTGTTCAATTCGCAGGGCGACCACCCCACCGAGCTGATGTCGCTGCAGGGAGCTCGGTTCGCGTTGCTTGAGGAGACACCTGAGGGTGTGCCCCTGAACGTCAAGCGGCTGAAGGATGTGCTGGGTGCGCAGTTCATCACGGCAAGGCGGATGCGCCAGGACGAGGAGACGTTCGCCGCGACGCACTCTCTGTTCATGACCACGAACTACCACCCCACCGTCACTGAGACGGACGAGGGCACCTGGCGGCGACTGGCACTGGTGGACTTCCCCTACACCTACCGCCCCGGCGCTGAGGGAGAGAATGCACGTGAGGGTGACCCCCATCTGCGCTACCGCATGGAGGAGTCGCCCACGGGGCAGCACGAGGCGGTTCTGGCGTGGCTGGTGGCTGGTGCGGTGGAATGGTACGCGAACGACCGTATCCTGCCCAGCTTCCCACCCAGCGTGGCGGAGAACATGAGGGTCTGGCGTGCCACGAGTGACCCCCTGCAGGACTACCTCCATTCCGAGTTGGCCAAGGACCCAGCTGCAGCCATCCAGGTTCGTGATCTGTATGACGACTTCGCTGAGTGGCAGCTGCGCGAGGGGCACCCGTTGTGGAACGAGCGCACGTTCGCCAGCAGGTTCCGCCAGCACGAGGGGGTGAAGTCGATGGGAGTCGTGGAGGACAGGATGTCGCCTGCAGCCAAGAACTCCAAGCGGACACTGAGCCGCCGTGACCCCATGGAGCCAATGCCTGCAGGCCAGGTGAGGGTCTGGGCTGGGGTCCGTTTCGCCTGACAGCTGCTGAGGCCACTGCCCTGATGGGTGGTGGCCTCAAAAATTCTTTTGATTTAATTGTTGCGCAGCTGTCTGAAGTGAGTTATAGTTAATTACATCAACCCGCTTCACCAAACAAAGGAACCGAAATGAACCGCCAGCTGCTCAGCGCATACGTCGAAGCCCTCTACATGGCCCACCTCAAGTTCTACCCCGCTGACCCCGAGGAACGCGCCACCGAAACCGACCGCCTGAACGGTGCGCTCGACACCATCCGCGCTTGGCCTGTCAAAGTCGACGAGGCTCGCTACATCCGCCGCGCCCTCGAGACCCTCCGGGACCGGAGAGCCATCCTCACCGCGTACAACGAAACCCGCGCCACTGAGAAGTTCCAGGAACTCCTCGCCGCCTGACCCACCTATCGCCCCGGCCCACCACGGGCCGGGGCAGCGGCCTCAAAAATTCTTTTGATTTAATTGTTGCGCAGCTGTCTGAAGTGAGTTATAGTTAATTACATCAACCCGCTTCACCAAACAAAGGAACCGAAATGAACCAGCTCAACTCCATCATCGAAGCCCAGATCTCCCTCCACACCACCGCCGCCACCGAGCTCAAGGCACAGATCGCCGAGCTCCAGGCTCAGCTCGACTGGCACACCGCCGAGGCTGCTCGCCACCAGGAATCCATCACCCCCGCTCTTGAGGTCATCAAGCTGGTGGAGCTGGCTCCCGAGAAGAAAATCGTCTGGGTCAACAACGAAGATGGCGCTGAGCTGCACTCCCCCAACTGCCGGGACCTGGCCAAGTACCGCAAGAACCCCTTCACCGAGATCAGCTCGGTTGAGGAATGGCGTTCGCCGGAGGACTTCTTCTCCGATTACAATTCGGACTTCTACGCCGAGGGCGGCAATGACGCCTGCTGGAACGTCACCGCGTTCCCCTGCACCGGATGGAAGAAAACCACCGTCACCGAGATGCCTGCCTGACCTGCACCACTCATCGCCCCGGCCCACCACGGGCCGGGGCACCACCCCCAGAAAGGAACCGAAATGAACCGCTTGCAGCGCATTGTCGAGGGCATCCTTGACAGCGAATGCCCCGTCGAGAGTCTGGACACCACCGAGGTCCAGTGCTACTACGCCGACGGCCAGAACTTCCAGACGGCGCAGCACTTCTGCGTCTTCCTGCTCAGCACCGCCCACGCCCGGTTCGCCGTGTATGGGTCCTCCGCCACCGCAAACGATGACGACCGGCCCCACCCCCTCGCCATCCTCCTCAACGACGAGGCCATTCTCCCGCTCACACCGCTGGCCCATGTGCCCAGCATTGCTGCAGCCCTGGGATTCGAGGTGCAGTCATGAGGGTCATCAAGGCATCTGTGAAGGACACCGAGTACGGGCTGCACAACATCCCCGATGAGGCGGTTGAGCGAGTACTGAACCGCATTGACTACCAGCCGAACGGCTGCTGGGACACCACCTACCGGGTGCGCACTCCGGGAGGACCTCAGGTGCAGTGGAAGGTCGACGGCCAGGTGTACTTCATGTATCACTGGAGGGTGCTGTACTACCTGCAGCACGGGGTCGTTCCACCCCTCTACAGCTTGCGCAAGACCTGCGGAAACGAGCGGTGTGTGAACCCCGACCACCGGAAGCCAAGCCATGAGTAGCGCCGGACCGCTGATGCAAAACTGGATCAAGGACATCGACCCCCGTGCGCTGCAGGGCAAGACGGCCCAGAAGCTGCGGCTGCAGGCTGAGCGCGAGATGGCTCGTAGGGATCAGGAAGCGCGTGACCAGCTGCAGCGCATGGCCAAGGTCGTCGCCAAGTCGGGAGTCACTCAGGAGGAGCTGCAGCGTGCCGTTGATCGCAAGGGCCAGGAGCTGAAGCGACTCCAAAATGACCTGAGGGAGACCGAGGAGGATCTGGAGGAGGCCCGTAGGCCGCGCCGCGCTGCCCGGTACAACGGCAAGGGACTGGAGCTGCGGTTCGCCCCCGCCCAGTCAGACCCCCGCTCGTACTACTCGAACTGGACTCTGGAGGAGCTGGAGTCAGTGCTGCTGCATATGCGCATGTCCGGAGCCACCGACAAGAGCGTGGTCGTCGGGAGTGACAGTGGGCTGCAGGTTGAACTCAAGGATGACGGCCTGCCCCTGCAGCCGTGGAAGTCCCCTAACCGAGACGCCACCCCCGTCAAGCTCCCCTGGTGGCTGCAGCACAAGGCGTTCGCGCTGGGCACCGTCATCAGTTCGGCCACTGTGATCTTCTGCGCTGGCCTCGGCTTAGGGAGTCTGCTGTGAGCATGGAAGTGTACGACCTGGGGCTGGGGCTGCGCGTGCGCCGCCAGGACGGCACCACCTACGTCGACCGGCTGGTGCATGGAAGCTGGGTGCCCCTGTGGTCAGTCACCGGTGAGGTGGTTACGCCTCAGCACCTGCAGCAGCTGTTCGCCTACCCGTGGCAATACCGCCGCCCAATGATCCAGTACGGCAGGCCATGGGCCAGCCACCTGACAACAGAACAGAGGAGGAAATATGTCCGTTGAGGAGGACATCCTGGGCGAGCTGCCAGACAAGCGAGTGCCCACCACGGGCCGGATTGAAGTGCTGGCCAATATGCGCCACCTACGCAACTTCGGCAGGGACCCGAACCCCCGCCTGACCTACGGCTGCAAGTTCGCCGTGGCCGTGGGCGACCAGGTCCGCATACCCCCGAGTCCACAGAACCAGCAGTGGATGATGGGAACCGTGGTGGCCCTCGATCCGACGGGGTACGACGGACCTGTCAAAAATGTTCGGCCGAAATAGTTGCATTACTATCTGGAGTGAGTTATAGTTATTACATCAGCTCAACCACTCCAGTAAGGAACCGAATCATGGAAATCAAGATGTTCTCCCGCGTCCAGGTCGTCAGCAACTACCCCCTCATCTCGCTCAAGGGCGAGTCGGGCACAGTCATCGACATCGACGGCGACACCCACACCGTTCGCCTCGATGACGGTCGGGAGCACTACTTCCGCAAGTCGGAGATCACCCTCCCCGCCGAGCTCATCGAGGCTCACGCCACCGCGCAGCAGGACTTCAACGAGTTCATGCAAGAGTCGCCCAGCTTTGCTGATCTGCTCGATGAGCTCACCACGATCGCCGGGTTCCGTCACGAGGTCAAGTACCCCCAGCTCCTGGAGGGTCTGCTCCAGCAGGAGATCACCCGGCGTGCCAAGGCTGGCCAGCTCGACTGACCAGCTCCACCCCTCGGCGGGGCTTCGGCCCCGCCACACCGAAAGGAACCGAAATGAAGAAGACAGCGACACTGATCAAGGACTACACCGAGTCCCCCGTCGCCGACCAGCGGGTCTATCGGCTGATGCCACCCCACGTCGAGAAGGACTACCACGGAGTGGAACACACCTACGACGTCGTGATTGTGTCAGCCGCCGACGTCCCGTTCTCTGGTCCCGAGACCTACATCTTCCCCGGCACCGCCGACGGTGAGGTCACCGACTACGGCGAGCTTGAGGGATCATACCGGGGAGGACTCGACCACGAGGAGGCCTTGCGAGGTATGGGGTACGAGGTGTTCACCGGAGACGTCATCCAGGGAGAGATCGTAGGAGAGGAGATCGAATCATGAGGAGATTTGGAAAGGCACTGGGCCTCACCCTGGCCCTCGCCATCTCAGCTGCAGGGCTGGCCATTGCCAGCATTGCCGTCGGCACCGTTGACCCCATCGGCTGGGCAGTTATCAGCTTCGGGCTGGGTGTGTTCGGCATCGGTGCAGCACTCACAATGATGTGGATGGAGGTGCATCGTGGCTGACAAGTTCGAAGACCTGACGGACGCCGTCGGCGAGAATATAGACACGTCGGACCACGGCGTCCGTACCGGCATTGAGTGGACGCTCGAATGGCTTGACGAGCACCCCGACCAGGTGCCTGGACGGACGATCACGCAGAGTAGATACGCGTCAGAGAAGAAGGATAGGTCCTTGACCTACATGCAGGGCTTCCATTCCGCTATGGTCGAGTTCGGTGGGGCCGTCGTCCCGGACCCGGAGCCGACGGACTCTCAGCAGATGTTCGTAGACCTGGAGGGGATGACCGGCGACGGGTTCCTGCTCCAGGGCAGGCACCTGGAGAAGATCGCCAAGTACCTCACTGACCTCGGCTGGACGAAAGCACCAGGAGGCGACAATGGCACGGTATGAGTACGGCAAGTCGCGGGGCGCAGCTGCAGCCCGTGCAGACGAGTTCAAGGTAATCATGGAGAACCCTCCAGAGAACCCCCAGGACACCCTCCGCAGGCAGGCCCGGAACGCCGTTGACCGCCTCCTCAAGACGTCGGGTGTTTGGTATCGCGTGGCCAATAGACCCACCGAGGGCAAGGCGGAATCCTACTGCGCCACGCTGCGCCGCGTGAGCAAAGACTTCACCGGAGATCACTACCGGCTCCAGACCCGGATGGTCAAGTCTGACGGCGGGGTGCTGGTCTACGCCAGAGTAGTCTCCGCCAGACAGTAGACACTGCAAGCTGTTCCACCCATGTAATATGAAACCGTGGCATCCGCCACCCCTACAGAAGGAATCGAACAATGAACATTGTCATCACCATCGACGGCGACCTCACTGACGCCGACCGCACCATCCTCCGCGCACTGGCCGGGGATGCCCCCGCAGCTGCACCGTTCGCCGACACGCTTCCCAAGGCGGAGCCGAAGCCTGCCAAGGCCAAGCCGGGTCCCAAGCCGAAGCCGAAGCCTGAACCGGTCAAGGAGGAGAAGCCTGAGGAGGCTCCTCAGGAGACCAAGGCCGAGGAACCCACCGTGGCCCCCGCCGACGAGTCCAAGACCGTTGAGACCGCACTCAGCCGCGCTGCGGAACTGCTGGGCAGCGGGAAGGTCGACCTCGTCAAGGGAATCCTCAAGGAACTCGGCGTCGCACGCGTCTCGGGCCTCTCGCCGGAGCAGGCAGCTACGTTCCTGGAGCGGGTTGAGGGCGAATGAAAACCGTCGAGTGCGTAGTCTGCGGCATCAGGCTGCGCCACGAAACCGTGGCGCGTGACCACCGCGACGCAGCCCACCCCGAAATCAAGAAGTCCATCCCCACAAGGGACCTGTTCAGAAAGGTGGAGGACGATGAGTAGTCTGGCCCCAGAGTACCCCCAGTTCAACCTCTCCCTCACCACCGCTCGGGTGGATGTCCCCCTGGTAGGGGAGAGGGAAGTGCCCGTGGTTCTCATGACGTCTGATCTTGACGGGCATGGGGTCATGACGTTCACCTCGCTCGGCGGCTTCGATGACGTCACCATGGAAGATTTCGTCGACGTCATCGTGGTGCCCATGGCCCAGCGGATGGACCGGGCCATGGGAAAGAAGAGGGAGGGCTGACATGCCTGACGAGCACGCGCGGCTGTCTCCGTCATCCTCTGCCCGGTGGATCAGCTGCCCCGCTTCCGTTCGGGAGTCGGAGAAGCTGGTGCAGGTGGAGCAGGAGGAATCCTTCTACGCCACCGAGGGCACGAACGCTCACACCCTCGGCGAGCTACGGGCTCGGCGGGAGTTCGGGAACATGTCCGAGGAGGACTACCGTGCCGGGCTGGCCGAGTGGGAGAAAGCCGTGCCGGAGGCAGCGGATCAGGCGGAGATGGAGGAACACATCGCCGGGTACGTCGAGTACATCCGATCCCGCCTGACCCCTGACGCAGCCTACTTCGCCGAGCAGCGGATGCCCACCGGGGTCCCGGAGTCGTTTGGTACATCTGACTCCGTCATCGTGACCCCGGACACCGTCGAGATCATCGATCTCAAGTACGGTGCAGGAGTTCCCGTGTCAGCCGTCAAGAACTCGCAGCTGCGCCTCTATGCGCTGGGTGCCCTGGACACCTACGGGAATCTCCTGGGGACCACGACGCACGTCACAATGACGGTGTACCAGCCGCGGCTGAACAACGTGTCGTCGGAGACGCTGGCCGTCGATGCGCTGCTGCTCTGGCGGGAGGAGGTGGCTATACCTGCAGCCAAGGAGGCACTCTACTCCCGGAAGCCGCGGTTCGGTCCAAGCGAAAGCGCGTGCCGGTGGTGCCCTCTGGCTGGGGTGTGCCGTGAACGGATGGAGTGGGCGACGCAGCGTGACTTCGGCAACCTGGTTGCCGAGGCTACCCCACCGTCCCCTCAGGAGCCAGCTACGCTCACTCCGGAGGAGATCAGCCGTGCGCTGCCCAGGCTCAAGTCGATCACGTCATGGGCCAAGGACGTGGAGGCCACCGCCCTCGAGATGGCCTATGCACGGGGCATCCCCATCCCGGGATACAAAGTAGTCCGGTCCGGTGGGCAGCGCAAGATCACCGACGACACTGCGGCCATCCAGCGTCTCATCGACCTGGGGTACCAGGCCGAGCAGGTGGCTAAGCCGCTGCAGGTCGAGACCATCGGCAAGCTCGAGAAGCTGCTGGGCAAGAAGGAATTCACCGCGATCCTCAACGATCTGGTGACCAAGAGCCAGGGCAGGGAATCTCTTGCCCCGGAGTCGGACAAGCGTGAAGCCATCACGTCGACATCCGACGCTGCTGCCGACTTTAGTCAAGCCGGATAGCAGGCAATACCGCCGCCCTGCATGGGGTAGGCTTAGTCATGTCGCACAGCGCGGCGCAACAACGAGTAGAAACGAGAAAACGAAATGTCAACTAAGGTCATCACGAACCCGGTCCGCCTCTCCTACACCCACATCCTGGAACCCAGCGTGTCGTTCGAGAACGGTCCGTCGAAGTACTCCACCGTGATCCTGGTTCCCAAGGACGACACCGAGACCATCGACAAGATCAAGGCTGCACAGAAGCAGGCTCTTGAAGACGGCAAGTCCACGAAGTTCAACGGCAAGATTCCGGCCAACTGGAAGAACACCTTCCGGGATGGCGACGAGGAAGCTGACCTGGAGAAGAACCCGGAGTACGCGGGGCACTACTTCATGTCGGTCAGTGCCAACGCCGACCGCCGCCCTGGCATCGTCGACGCGCAGCTGCAGCCGGTCATGGATCCGGACCAGGTGTACTCGGGGGTCTACGCCCGTGTCAGCATCAATGCGTTCGCGTTCAACACCCAGGGGAACAAGGGCGTCAGCTTCGGGCTGAACAACGTCATGGTCCTCGGCTACGGTGATCGCCTGGCAGGTGGTGCAACTGCAGAAGCGGACTTCGCTGATTTTGCAGACAGCCTCCTGTGAGGTAAGCTGATGTCATTGCCCCGGTGAGGAAATTCGGTTCCCCTCACCGGGGCTTTTCAGTACCTGGAACCGAACCGAAAGGAACCGAGATGGAGACGATCTACGTCGACATTGAGACCCGATCACGGGTCGACCTCAAGAAGTCCAATGTGTACCGCTACGTGGAGGACCCAGACTTCAAGATTCTGATGATGGCCTACGCCGTGGACAATAGCACGATCGAGGTCGTCACAGACCCCAACGACATTGCAGGGCTGCTGTGCAGTTGGCTGTGGAAGGACGCGCTCATCGTGGCGCATAACGCCCAGTTCGAGCGGGTGTGCTTCAGCGAGCACCTGCGCCGCTACGTGCCGGACGTGGCCCCCGTGGAGTACCTGCCCCCGGAGCTGTTCGACGACTCTGCTGCGCTGGCCGCGGTGCATGGGTACCCGTCCAAGCTGGAGACGGTGGCCCGGTGGCTCGGTGGGGAACAGAAGGACGAGGCCGGTACGGCGCTCATCCGGTACTTCTCCATGCCGACGCGCAAGGGAACGTTCAACTCCCCTGAGGATGACCCGGTGCGCTGGCAGCAGTTCAAGGACTACTGCGCTCAGGACGTGGAGACCCACCGGGACGTCTACGGCAAGCTGCCTGCCTGGCCAGGCGGCGAGCGCCAGGTGTGGCTGACAGACCAGCACATCAACGACCGGGGGATCAAGGTCGATTCACCCATGGCCACCGCGGCGGTTGACGCAGCAGAGGAGAACCGTCTGCTGCAGGAGGTCGAGTTCGCGGCGATCACGGGGGTCAAGAACCCTGGCAGCACACAGCAGGTGATGGCGTGGTTCAAGGAGACGGGACTGCCCCTGCCGAACCTGCAGAAAGCCACCGTTGAGGAGACGCTGCAGCGCGACGATATCGAGGACCATCACCGGCGTGCGCTGCAGCTGCGCGTAGAGCTGGCACTGGTGGCGAGCAAGAAGTACCTCGCCGCGCTGGACCGGATCAACCACGACAACCGCCTGCGCGGCAGCTTCCACTTCTTCGGTGCTCACACGGGCCGCTGGGCTGGCCGCGGCGTGCAGCTGCAGAACCTGCCGTCGGCCACCGTCACCCCACCGGACGGCATGGACTTGGACGCAGCTATCCAGGCAGAAGCACTGGACGTGACGATGGGGAACGGAGCAAGCGCTCACGTCCTCAAGGCTCTGGTGCGGTCCATGTTCCTTGGCCCGTTCACCGTGGTGGACTACTCGGCGATTGAGGCCCGTGTTCTGGCTTGGCTGTGCGGTGAGGAGTGGGCATTGGCTGCGTTCCGTGATGGCCGTGACATCTATGTGGAGACCGCAGAGCGCATGGGTGGGCTGACCCGCAAGGAGGGGAAGGTGGCCACCCTGGCACTCGGCTACAATGGCGGCACGGGGTCGCTCCGGGCCATGGGCGCAGTCGGGAATGATGCGTACCTGCAGCGTCTGGTGGACCAGTGGCGCAGCGCGAACTCCCATATCGCCAGCTTCTGGGGAGACCTCGGTGAGGTGTTCTTTGACGGTGGCAAGCTGGGCCGCGTGTCGGTGACCAAGTCGGGGAACTCCCGGCGGATCAACCTGCCCAGCGGCAGGGGCATCACCTATCACGGCGTGCGCCGGGTGGTGCAACCGAACAAGTGGGGGAACATGTCACCCCAGCTGTCGTTCCGGGACCCGAAGCGCGGCCTGACGGGCCGGATGGACACCTACGGAGGACGGCTGACGGAGAACATCACCCAGGCGGTAGCGCGTGATGTGCTGGCAGACGCCCTGGTGGCTCTTGAGAGCCGGAACTATGACGTGGTCGGCCATGTACACGATGAGATCCTGGTAGAGGGCAGGCACTCCGTTGAGGACGTGGCGCACATCATGACCACCAGCAGCCCATGGGCAGAGGGGCTTCCACTGGACGCGGAGGGGTACCGCGTGCCCCGGTATCGCAAGGGCTGAAAAATATTTTGGGGATGGAGTTGCGCGGGCTATCGCAAGTGAGTTATAGTTATTACATCAACCCGCTCCACCAAACAAAGGAACCGAAAATGGCAACTGTCGCAGAACTCATCGAGCAGCTCCAGGAACTCCCGGAAGACGCCGAGGTCCGCCTGGCTACCCAGCCCAGCTACCCTCTCGCCGCTGACATCAACTCGGAGCTGTACTTCGACGAGGAGACCGAGAAGGTCTGGATCGCGGAGCGCTCCCTGCCCCGTGACGAGAACCCCTACGAGGTCCCCCGGGACGCGTTCTACTGAACCTGCACCACCTGCCCCGGCCCACAATGGGCCGGGGTGCCCACCTCCTGAAAGGAACCGAAATGACACCCGTACAGCTAGTCGCCCTCCTGGCCATCGTGGTCGGGGTGACACTCATTGTCCTGGGGACAGTGTCCCTTGTCAAGTCAATCTCTAAGAAGCGGGAGAACCACCGATGAGACAGCTTCGAACCGAGATGGCGGACACCGTTGACATCCTGTCGTTCTACGACGGCAGGGGCAAGCATCACACCGCACAGAAACTGAACGAGCTGGGCGAGGGCACCACCGGTCTGGAGTACCCCATCTCCGGCGACGACCTCGCGCTGGCCACCTACGAAGGAGAACCGAAATGAACTTCACATCCGCAACTGAAGCCCTGCCCCACCTGCTGAACAAGCTGCTGATCGATGGCGCAGACGTGCCCAGCCGGAACGGTGGGACCCGAGAGCTGACCATGCAGCACATCACCGTCAATCAGACCACCGACCCCTACATCACCACGCCGGGGCGGAACGTGTCGCTGCCTGCGCAGATCGCCGAGACCATGTGGATCCTCGCCGGTCGCAACGACGTCGAGTGGCTGTCCAACTACTTGCCCCAGGCACCGAAGTTCAGCGACGACGGCAAGACCTGGCTCGGTGGCTACGGCCCCCGGCTGCGCGGCTGGTCAATCACAGCAGAGCAGCATGGCGTGAACGGGGACAAGAAATACCAGGTCGACCAGCTGCAGTACATCATCGACCTGCTGCGCCAGGACCCCACCACGCGCCGCGCAGTGTTCGCCATCTACGACCCAGCCGCCGACAGCGCACCTGGCAAGGACATCCCGTGCAACAACTGGGTGCACTTCCTGGCGCGTGGTGGGTACCTGCACGCTCATGTCGCCATCCGGTCCAACGACGTGATGTGGGGCTGGTCAGGCATCAACTCGTTCGAGTGGTCGGTGCTCAATCAGGTGGTCGCGGCCTATGCGGGGCTGCAGCCTGGCACCATCACCTACGACATCTCCAGCCTGCACCTGTACGAGCACCACTACGACAAGGCACAGCGGATCGTTGATCAGACGCTGCTGGCCGACAACGAGCTGGACGCTGGTATGTGGAACGATCAGTTCCCGGATGAGTCGCCGTGGTTCTCGCCGCAGGATGCCAAGCTGCCCTTGGACGATCAGCTCTCGCTCTGGTTCAAACTGGAGAAGGACATCCGTGAGAACGGTGGCGTCAAGATAGGTTACCTCACGAACTGGATGCCTCCGGGGCTGTTCCGGGACTGGCTGCTGATGCTGAACGCCTGGTGGTCACAGGAGATCTGGCCGATTGAGCCGCAGTTCAACGGAACCAGCATGTTCCACGCGCTGGTCAACTCACCGAAGCCGAAGCGGGTGGTCGGTGAAGACGGCCCGGAGCTGCCCAACCGATGGAGCACGCCGTCGGACTTCTGCCAGTCGGTGGACCGCCTGCACCGCGACAAGGGCAGCGTCTACGGCAAGAGCTGGCGCAAGCGCGGCGAGACGTTCAGCATCCTGCCCAACGTCGGTCGTAAGATCGACCGGCTGGGTGTCGGCGGCGCGGGTGACAGCGAAGCAGACACCTATGTCGACCTCGCTGTCTACCTGGCCAAGTACAAACAATTCCTACTGTATGGGTTGGATGAGGTTGACGACATGGCCTCGCCGTGTGACGACTTTGACATGATGCAGGCGGAGTTTGAACGGCTGGACGCCAGGCAGCACGTCATTGACGAGGGGAACCTGCAGCGGCTGACTGAGCAGCTCAAGAACGACTATGAGGTGCTGCTGGTGCGTGACAAGAAAGAGAACCGCTTGGAGCTGGTGCGCAGTATGTGTTCGGCGGCCTGGGGTCTGGCGAAGTTCGTTGCACAGAAGGAAGGCTGGGAGTACTGATGTTAGACGGTCTGACCATCTACATCCCCACGAGGGGTCGCGTAACCGATCAGCGAACCTGGGCTGCGCTGCCGGAGTCTGTGCGCCTCAGTGCGTTCCTCGTGGCTGATGAGGATGACTCTGAATCCCTTGACATGCTGGGGTATCCGGTGCTCACCCACCAGCTGGACAACATCGGGGCGATCCGTCAGTGGATCATTGACCAGCACGACGTCGAAGAGCGCGGACCGCACCTGCTGTTCCTGGACGATGACCTCCGGTTCTTCTACCGCTCGACCGAGGACACGACCAAGGTCATCCCGCTAGAACCCGGCTCCCCCGGCGTGGAGCAGATGTTTGTCGAGTATCACCGGATGTTGGATCACTGCAGCCTGGCAGGGATCGCGCCGCGGCATATGTCGAATCGGTACGACGACCCGTATCTGTTCAACCACCGGGTCTACAAGACGTGGGGGATCAACGTCGAGGTCTTCCGCGAGCTGCAGCTGCAGGCGGACCGGGTGCCTGTCGGGGAGGACTACGATGTGTTCCTTCAGTTCCTGACCCACGGGCGTCGTATGGCTCTCCTGAACACGTTCATCAGCGATGACGTGAAGGTCCAGGCCGACGGCGGGTGCGCCACGTACCGGACTAATGAAGTCTCGACCGAGTCCTCACTCAAGGTCAAGGGCTTCTTCCCCGAGTTCGTCAAGCTGGTGGAGCGGCCACCGTGGCCGGGGTCGCCGGGTGACGTTCGCCTGGAGATGCAAGTCCAATGGAAGAAGGCGTATCGCGCTGGCGTGGCGCAGTACGGGCCGGAGGCCGAGTGGCCTCTTGATGGAAAGGATGCCTGGCATGTTCAGTGACATGACGATCTACGTGCATACGAACCGACCACTGCAGCTGCAGAAGACCCTGAGCTGGCTGTCCCCCGAGGTGCTCGAAGACGTGGTCGTGGTGTGCCCGACGGAGAACGTGGAGGCGTTCGAGCTGATGGGGTACACCGCTCAGGCAACGGAGGCGAAAGGGCTTCAGAGGATCCGTCAGGAGCTTCTGGAGACATGCCCGACCAAGTACCTGATGTTCCTTGATGACGACCTGCGGTTCTCGGTTCGTCGCGGGGACGACCGGACCAAATTCCTGAACCCCGACAAGGGCAGCTCGTACATCACCGAGATGTTCCAGGCGTTCCGGGAAGCGCTGGACCTCCACCCGTTCGCTGGGATCGCGTTCCGGTCAGGTGCCAATCGAGAGACCGACCAGTATCGGTTCTGCTCGCGTATATGCGCCGCCTGGGGGTTCGATGCCGAGCTGGCCCGGGAGGAGGGGTTCCGGGTGGACCGTGTCCAGCTGATGGAGGACTTCGACTTCCACCTGCAGTGGCTCACTGCTGGGTACCAGTCCATCATCGTCAACGACTACACCTGGGACACCGTGATCGAATCAAACACCCAGGGCGGCTGCTCGACGTACCGAACCGATGAGCTCCAGCGCCAGTGCGCTGAGTGGATGGCCGAGACGTGGCCGCGGTTCGTGAAAGTGGCTCGCCGCCCCGGCTGGGGCAACGCAGAGGAAGAGAGATACGACGTGACCGTGCAGTGGAAGAAAGCGTTCAAGGAGGGGCTGCTGTGATTGACACTAACCTGTTCTGGGGCTTGGCGAACACCCGGTACCAGATGTATGAGAACCGCCTGCTGGCCGGGGTACCCGTGCCGTCGGGTGACCCCATCCTGGACAACAACCGATTCACGAATACGTTCCGCGCAGCGGACCGCGTGTCGCAGCGGCTGATCCGGCTGCAGCAGGAGGGCCCCCAGGACGATCGCTCACTGGTGTTCCGCACGCTGCTGTTCAAGGTGTTCAACCGGGAGGAGACCTGGGACTACCTGGAGGAGCGTGACCTAACCACCAGCTGGAAGCCTGACGAACTCAAGGCGGCACTGGACAGCTACAAGGGGCCGATCTTCAGTGGTGCCTACGTCATGGTGAACAAGATGCTGGAGGGGGTGCCGAAGCATCACTTCTACATTGACGCGATCGACGGGGTGCTCAAGTACAATCTGGGAGCAGTGCTGCAGGCGCAGTCGCTGGACGAGCTGGTGCGCGTGCTGCGCAGCGTGCCGGGGTTCGGCCCGTTCCTCAGCTACCAGTACGCCATTGACCTGAACTACTCCAGTCTGTTCCGGTTCTCGGAGAACGGAGCCGTGACCGCTGGCCCCGGTTCGCTGCGCGGTGTGGAGAAGATCTTTGGATCCTCGCGCATGGCCGAGAGCAAGATCCGGCAGCTGTGGGAGGAGCGTGACCGCGGCCCCTTGCTCATGGGCGTGCGACCCATGCACCTGATCGACGTGCAGAACATGCTCTGCGAGTACGACAAGTACACCCGCGTAGCGCATGGCGAGAGTGGCAGGATGAAGCAGCGGTACCGGCCGAATCCTGAGCCGCTACCGGACCCCGTCTGGCCCGAGAATTGGGGCATCTGAACCCACCTAACTCCCCGTCGAAAATTATTTTCGGCGGGGAGTTGTGCTACTGTCTCTAGTGAGTTATAGTTATTACATCAGCTCAACCGCTACAGTTAGGAACCGAAATGTCACTCTCCGTTGGAACCCAGGTCACGTTCAACAGCAACGCTCCGTTCACCGTCGTCGGTGACAAGGGCGTAGTCGTCGCCATCAGCGAGGGCAATGCTGCCCCCTACGAGCTCAAGATGGAAGACGGTCGCACCCGCTTCGCTTCCTCCGCCGAGCTCGACGCCTGAACCCCCTCCCCCTGAAAGGAACCGAAATGATCCACTCAGTACACACCCAGCTCACCCGCCTGCAGGGCGGCGCGGCCCCCGACCACCAGCTCATCGAGGTCCTCGAGAACGTCAAGGACGAGGCCAAGTATCTCGGCTGCATCGTCAAGGAGGACGGCGAGAAGTGGCCGAACGCCAGCCTCAGGGACGCCTTCTTCTGGGCAGACCGGGCCATCGTCGAAGCTCGCCAGTTCATCCGGTGCGAGACCATCCGCACCACGGCCACGCCGAACACCATGGTCAAGCTCCGCTCTGCGGTGCAGTACGCCGTCGAGAAGGTCGAGGGGTGCCTGGCATGAGCAAGGCAGAGGTCTACCTGGCCATGCACCAGCGTTGTCAGGACGCGGTCACATTCGCCTGGTCCATGCGCTGGAGCGAAGCAGCAGATGAAATCGCCTACCGGGAAGAGCTGGCAGGCAACGGAGAAGCATTCTGGTCGGAAGTCGACCGTATCGAAGGAGAGAACTGAAATGTCACACAACCTGGATATCAACAACGGCGTCGCCTCATTCGTCTCAGCCCGTGAGGATGCCTGGCACCAGCTGGGGATCACCCTCCCGGACGCATTCGACGCAGAGTCCGCCCTGCGCCACGGCCAGCTCGCCGACTGGAACCTGCGCAAGACCCCGCTGATCGCTGAGGACCCCCTCACCGGACTCAGCATCCCCGTTCCCGACAAGTATGCAGTGGTACGCGACAATCCCGTCGTAAAAGACACAGCGGACCTTCTCGGGGTCGTGGGTGGCCGGTACTCCATCCTCCAGAACGAGGAACTGGTCGGGCTGCTGGACACGCTCGTCGACGAGTCCGGTGCCCACTTCGAGACGGCAGGTGCCGTCGACGGTGGCCGGAAGGTGTTCGTCAGCATGAAGCTCCCCGGTCACATCAAGATCGGCGGCATCGACCGGATCGACAACTACCTCGCCGCCACCACCAGCCATGACGGCAGCACCGCCACGTCGATCATGGTCACACCGGTTCGCATCGTCTGCCAGAACACCCTGAACATGGCGTTCGAGCAGGCCAAGGGAATCCACCGTGTGAAGCACCTGCACGGCTCGCAGACCCGCCTCATCAGCGAGGCACGCCAGACCCTGGACCTCACGTTTGACTACCTGGACAGCTTCCAGGAGGAGGCGAACCGGATGATCAACACCGAGCTCACCAACGACCAGTTCATGAAGGTCCTCCAGGAGACGTTCGGTGCCAAGGACGGCGCAGCGGATGCCACCGTGACCCGGCGAACGAACCAGATGTCAGAGATGGAATACCTCTTCCACCAGGCCGACACTCAGGCTGAGGTCCGGAACACTGTGTGGGGTGGCCTGAACGCCATGACCGAATGGGCTGACCACTTCGCCCCGGTGCGCCCTGGCGACAACGCTGACGAGGTCACGGTGCGCAGCCAGCGAGCACTCTTTGACCCCTACGTCAAGGAGCAGGCTCTCCGCGCCATGCGGGAGCTGGTGTGAGTCGTAGGACTCGTGGCCTCCGCCGCTGGTGGGGTCGCTGCACCCGGTTCACCTCAAGGGTGGGCCGGGTGCAGCACATCGGGCCGGGGCACAGCCCAGACATGCAGCTGCGGATGGCTTGTGGTCATCAAGTTCCACTACGCGGCCAACTGGAGCCTCGGCCCTGGCATGACCCCGGCCCGTTCCGGCACCAGACGATTGACATCTACGGGCGTAACGTCTGGGTAGAATACCTGCAAGGAGACAAGAGGAGGACATATGCGACCGGTGGTGTGCTGCGAGCACAATCCCTGTCCTGATCGGCCGCGGTGGTTCTTGCGCCGGTTCCGGGTGCGCCCGTGGCGGTGCCCCCAGTGTGGCCAGTGGTGGTATACGGAGCTTCACGATGCCACTCACATGAGGGTCTGGGCATGGCAGCGAGCCGTCTGACAACGCAAAAATGACCCCCACCCGATTAAGGGTGGGGGTCATTTATATCCTGAGGTAGCGAACCTGGATGTGGTTCAGCTTACATCAGTGGCGCGGCTGGTAGTCATCCGGCACGGGAGTTTCGTCAAACTCCTCTTCGTACATGTCCTCATCCAGCGGGATGTCGTCGAAGTCTTCGGGGTCGACTTCTTCCGAGTCATCCGTGTCACCGACACGCTTCTGGGTGATGGTGTTGGCTGCTGCCGTGAGACCGAACGCGCCGCCGATGTAGAGGTAGACGTTGGATGTCACAGCGTGCCAGTCGGGGACGTTGTCCGGTCCGTAGGCTGTGGCGATCGCACCGAGAGCGACACCGACAAGTGCATAGACGACGTAGGTGGGCTTGCGGTACTTCGCGGGGATGATGTCGTTGAGGGTCATGGGTCAGCCTTTCATTGTGCGGTTAGTAACGGAGGTGATCTTCGCGGTCTTGGAGTTCGTCCACACCTGCAGGCGGAGGCGCTCCGAGCGACCGCCCTTGCCCTTGCCGCGCCGTCCAAGCTGGGAGGTCTTGATGTAGGTGCCTCCGGTGGTGCCGAGGAATTCTTGCTTGTCGTAGTAGCCGACGATCTTCGTCTTCGTGCCCTTCTTATAGGACGCGATGATGTAGCGCAGCTGCAGAGTTTCTCCCGGCTTGAGGCCAGTGACGGTTAGGGATGTTTCAGCGAGGAAGCTCGACCCGTCAAATGTGAGAATTGAGGTTGCCCCCTTGCCTACGCGGAGGGTCTTCCATTTGGTGTAGGCCAGTTTCTGGATGGCCCGATAGGCTTTAGTGTAGGTGTATTTTGACATGCCGAGGATTCCCTTCGGTTCGGCGGGTGTGGGTGTGGGTGTGGATCCACCCTGCGCAAGCTTGACGATGCCAGGGATCTGGGAGATGCGTTTCTTGCCAGGGCAGACCTTTCCGGGGTACTTGGACCACTGGTATTTGGTACCCCTGAGGCGGCTGGGGAGCCCATTGTTGGGAACCCCCTGGGCATGGTAGCCGACACCGCGCTCGGTGACAGATTTAGTCGCCCGGAGGGGGATGCCGTGGGTCTTGTGGATCCAGACCAGCACCTTGACGATGGCGGCGATCTGGGCAGAGTTCCAGTAGGGTACATTGTCCCCGCTGGTGTCCCATCGTCCGAACGAGCCGCCGTAGTCGGCGGTCTCGATCGAGATGACGTGGGCGGACCCCAGGTAGTTCGCGTCCGCAGTGTAGGCGGTGTCCACCCACTGGTAGATCTCGCCGTGCTCACCGATACCGAAGTGGGATTCAGTTCCAACGGTGCCACCCTGCTGGAACATGCTGTCCGTGCCTGCAAGGCTTCCGACCATCGTGTGCAGCACCGCCGCGTCATATGATTTCATTCGACCCTGTCGGGCCTGATTGGCGAGGAGCCTTTTCGTTGCTCCAGGCATGAGGGCCATATCGTTCTCCTTGATTGGAACCCCTCAGACAGAGGGATTTCGCGGCTCTTCTGGTGGTGGTGGTACTGTCGGGAATTTCTCTTTGTCATCCGGCGGGAGCCGCTGGTAGGCGTGCCATAGACGGGGATAGAACCCCCGATACCACTGTAGCTCTATTTTCAGTTCTCGTATTTCTTGGAGCCTGGATTCAGCGATTCCCTTCCACTGCGCAACTGCCGAATCCTCTTTGATCACTCGACCTTGGATGATGTCGTAGATGAACTTGCCAACTGCGCCGACAAGAACAGTGAGACCGCCTCCGATGATGAACTTGATCAGTTCAGAATCCATGCCTACCTCACATCTACGATCTCGTTTATAGCTCTCTCATCGTGACCTAGTCTCCACCAGCGTTCGAATGCCCATAGGCCGAACCCGAGATACACCAGCGTTCCGCCCCCGCGTGTCCAGGTCACTTCCTCAGTGCCGAACATCACCATGGATTGACCTGCGGTGAGCATGGCAGCTGCGACGATGACAAAGAGTACTCCGAGACGTTCCACGTGAACAATCTTGGAGAGGGTCCCCAGGAGCGATACGAATCCCCCCACCGTAAACACCCACCCCCACGCCACAGCAGGCGCGGGGGTATCAAAGAATGACGTGGTGGTGTTCGGTGGGGCGAAGACGTAGAAAGCCCCTGCAGCTAGAAATACCGAAGAACCGACGGTTCTCAGCACTCGTGATGTTCGATCAGGCATCAGACACGCTCCCAGCCCTGAGGGTACGCCGTGGGTGACCAGACGTTGTTGTCGATGACGGAGACGTACTCGGCCCCCTCGAACATCACGTGCTCGCCGGTCTGATAAGAGTCGTGCTGGCCGGTGGGCTGGAGGAACTCAGGAACGGATCCCTCGGAGGCTAACTGCCTCCACCCGGATACACCCGGCTCCCAGACGTTTGCGGAGACTGAGGAGACCCAGGTGGCCCCCTCGTGAGTTGCCACCCAGTCTTTGGGGAACGCATTCGTGGCGTCGGTAGGTTGCACCCACTCGCCGCCCTCCTCAATCCCCAGCGCGGCGAGCACGCTGCGGTTCATGGCTTCCAGTTGCGTTGCCGCCTGCGCCAGCGTGCGCCGTCGCTCCTGTTCTGCGACGATGGCCTTTCGGTATTCCTCAAGCTCTTTGTCGGAGGCATCGGTTATAGCTCCCATGTTGGCATCTCCGTGATCGGTTTGGGTGGCTCGGTGGCCACGTCGGTTATCGGCTGAGAGCAGACCCCACAAAAGAGGGCGTCTACATCCTCGGGGAAAACCCCCATCAAAGTAACCTCGGCATTTCCACACCCAACCGTGTGGCAGGTGAGCCACCGTGTAATGATCATTGGCTCTGGTTCCATCATCCCTCCTCCATTGCGATCCAAGCCAGAGGCGTAGTCGTGTTGTTGACCCTGGCCAAGTAAGCGGTGAACCCATTGACCGAGGTGCCCGATGCACCGACTCCAACTACCGTTGTTCCAGGCACCGAAGTGAGAGCTGATATGACCACTTTGGGTGTGGAAGTGAATCTCCCAGCTGGGAAGGTCACATAGGCGTTCCCGGTTCGAGTTCCGGAAGACCCCGTGGGGGTAACACTGACCTCCCCAGAGGCATGAGCCAGCAGCCCAGAGGTGATCTTTCCATTCTGGCCGAACACCAGAGAGCCGATGCGACCCGAGCCGTCCCCCTTGAACTGAGTTGTTCCTGAAGCGGACTCAATAGAAGCCGGTGTGGCTGTGGGGTAGGTGTTTTCTGACGAAGGCGAGGCGTAGGCGGTCCAGTTCGTCGGCAGCACGATATATCGCGCTGAGGGCTTTCCCGAATCAACTATCCATCCGGGACCACTGAAGTCTGTTCTCACGGGGGTGGTCGACTTCTTGGCTAATGCGGGGCCGAGGGCCTCCACACCACTAGGAAGCGGCTGCCCCAGGATCTTCAACATCGACCGGCGAGGCCAGGTGAACCGCTTTGGTGGTGCCATGCGAGAGCGGTAATCCGTTGACTCGATAATCTCATCATTGTCAATGTCCGTGTACCAGTAGTACGTGGCCCACCAGTCTCCTGAGTTGTCACCAGTGTTACTGTCAGCGTACCGGTGGATCGTACTCAGGTCCAGCGTGTGGAACGCACCGTTATGAAAGGCCAGTCCCACAGAACTAGCCGTCGCCGTTTGGAACGTCCGGGTGCCGTCATATACTCCTGCAGATGTATATGTGTAGACGTACTTCCGATCTCTTTTGTTGATATAGATACGAGTCGTACCATCATCGGCGGGACCCATGTAGATTCCGTTGACATCTCCAGCGAAGTTCGTGTTAGGCTCTGAGATGGTGGAACCGATTTGAGCGCCTGTCGTTTTGTTATAGATGCGCACTCGCAGAGTTCCATTATCCGAAGCGTGGCCAATAACAACGTTCGTTCCATCGTTTCCGATACCGGGCAGGTAGTCCGCCTTGCCCTTAGCATCCAGCCCAATATCAACGAACTCGAAATCTCGTTTCTTTACCAGGTTCAAGTCGGTCACTTCTACCATGGCTTTCTGAGAACTGAAACCACCGTAAGTCTTATACAGCCAGAATAGCTCCGACCCGATGGCGGTGACACCCCAGAACTCATTCCAAGATGTAGCTGAGAACTTAGTCACCACCCCCTCGGGGGTAATTTTGACCCTATATGCCTCAACCTGACCGCCGCCCAATGAACGCTTATACCCCGTCCAGTAATTCGTTCCGTCAAATGCTAGACCCGTAGCTTCGTCAAGCCTTGACTCAAGCTCAATCCCCTCCCAATAGGGCTGCACATTTGGCGGTGCCGTAGGGTCTGTGACACCTGCAGCAATTGTGAGCTTTCCGCCCTGAGCCAAGATATTTTCAGTACCGCGCAGCTCGGCTCCGCCGTTCACAACGAGGTTATCCGCTTCCACCTCACCTTTGAACGATGATCCCTCTGGTGAGAGGTAAGTGCGCCGGTCGCCATTCTCATCGAAGATGGCATAGCCGCCGTCATCCAGTCGGTGCCGATCGTTACCAGCGAGCAGCGTCAGGCCACGGATAACCATGCCGTCAATGGCGTCCGCTTCAATCATCTCTGAGCGGACTCGCAGGAAATCAGCCACCTTGGCAGTTAGTTCCTCGCTGGCTACGATCTTAGGCGCAGTAATCGAGTCGGTCAGGATGGCGTTATCGCCAATGAACTCCTCGGCCTGCGCCATACGCGCCACGACCACGTCGGAGAACAGCTTGGCAATGACGGCCTCGTTCATCTCCCCGGCACCTGCCGTGAAGTTCTTGACGTCGAGCACATCAGCGGCCAGGTGTGGCGTCTGGATGCCGCCGGGCTCGATGAGCGTGCCGCCGACCATGGGGCGAAGCGACAGCCCAGCATAGCTAACCGTGGCGTCCCGCTCAGTCCCCGACGAGTGGTTGAAGTACATACCACCGATATACACCTCGGAGGTCCCCGGCGCGAGCTTGAGGGTCGACCGGAACTTCGTCCACACCGTCGGGACTTCCATCTTCCCGAAGGCGTAGGAGTAAGAGGTCGTGTCGCCTGCCCATCCGCCCTCAGCGGCCCCCCAAGCGGACCGGGACGCAATCGCGGCGTGGTCGCTATTCTGATCCCGAACCTCGACGTAAATGATCGATCCCGGCTTATCTGCCTTGACCCAAGCTTCCAGGACAAGGGTTTCCATCCCAGCGACCGAGAACCGACCGAAGGTCGACCCCTGCTGGGTTTGCGTTGTACGATATGAAACTCGAGCGATCTTCCCCTCGGGCTTGTCGGTGGTATCGTATACCGGACCTTCTCCCATGGTTGAAACGGGCCAGCCGACAGCAGACCCCTTATCCAGGTCTCCGTTCGGCAGCAGGTTCCGGCTCCCACCGATCAGCAGCTTGTCCACCGTGATGGCTGCAGCTTTGATAAGCGTGGCCACGTCAAGGAAGCCCGTGGTGATCTTGGCTGCGTCAACATACGCCAGCACCGCCGAGTCAATCTGCTCAGCAAGCCATGCAGTGCCAGTCCAGCGGTACTGCCCCAGCACCCGGCCCGATGCAGCCAGCGTGGTCATCTTCCACCAGAGGTCATCCACCCGGCCCGTGTAGCTGGCCGGTGGGTTGCTGGTGCTGCGGGTGATGGTGTTCTTGGAGTTGGCTGAGGTGAGCGCCTGGGTGGCCGTGGCCTGGGCATTCGACGCGGCTGTCTGCGCAGCATCGGCGGTGGCCTTGGCCTGGTCGGCTGCGGTCTTGGCCTGGTCGGCCTTGGTCTGTGCAGTAGCGGCAGCAGCGGCAGCATCTGTCGCGGCCTTGTCCGTGACAGCGACCCACGCCGTACCGTTCCACCGCTTCGGGGTGTTTGTGCTGCTGGTGGTGTCAATCCAGAGGGTGGTCGCCTTGCGCATGGCGGTCGCCGGGGTGGTTGACTGGATCAGCACATCTGCCTTGCCCCCGGCCACCCCTGCAGCTGCAGCGGCGTCCGCCTTGGCCTGGTCGGCAACCGACTTCGCCGCGGTGGCATTGGAGTCAGCAGTCGCGGCATTCTGGAACGCGCTGTCGGCCTTGGCCTGGGCGTCAGAGATGTCGCCCACCATCTGGGACTGAGCCAGCTGCACCAGATCGATGTCATATCCGAGGTCAGTGAGGTCGGTGGTGAGGTCGCCCAGCTTGTCAGTGAGCTCGGCCTGCCCAGCTTCGAGCGTGGTACGAGCTTCCTCGATCAGCGCCTCGGCCTTGTCAATGGCCTCCTGAACCAGGTCACCGAAGCCCGGGACCTCGACCGTAATCGGCACAGACATTTCAGACTGGCGACCAGCTTGCGACCATGCGGCCACACAGACCGTCCAGGTTCCACGCTTCACACCGATGGTCAGCTCGCCGCCTGCAGCAGACACAAACGACCCCCGTGCATTCTCAGGGGTCGGGACGACAAAGTCGCCCTCCTGAGCATAGATCTCTGTCCGTGCCCAGTCGGTCGGGGCAATGAGGTCCCCGGAGAACGTGCCGTCCCAGCGGAGGATGATGCGACCGTTGTCCACCGCGGCGGTGATGCCTGCCGGGGTGGGAGGCTTCGGTCCGTTCACGACGTTGACCGTGGTGGCCCCGTCGTGCTGCAAGCCGATTATAGCCTTGAGGTTGCCGTCCTCGTCATTGAAGTCGAGAGACCCTGCCTCCACCGAGCTGCGCTGCAGCTGATTGGTATTGGCCACGGCGTGCAGCTGCTTCTTGACAGTCTCCAGGTCGGACGCCAGGCGGTCCAGCTGAGAGTACAGACTCATGTGACTTTCTCCGATCTGCGAACCTGCAGGGTGGACGTGTTCTTTTCAGGGTGGTGGACGATGCCCAGCACCCGCAGCCAGAGGGCACCGAAGTTCCCCCAGCCCTCCGCCGACTGGACGTAGATCTCATCCCCCGGCGAGTACGATCCCACCGGGGCATTGTCGTGGTCCCACACTTCCAGCTCCGTGATGTCTGCCGTGCCGGTGCGAGCCTCCAGCTCTGCAGCCACGCGGTCAATTGCGATCTTGTCTTTGGTGATGTTCTTGTCAGTGACGATGGCCCACCGTCCCAGACGGTTCGAGCTGCGGTCGTCGCTGGCCTGGATCATCTTGCGACCCTGGCCGGAGCCAAGCACCAGCACGTGAGACGCGTACGATTCGCCGTCCATCTGGACACCGATGTGCTCCGAGATGTTCTCGCCAGCCACGAACCGTAGATCGGTACGGCGGCGTCCCAGCTTAGGGAAGCCGTACTCGATCTCGTGGATGATCTTCTCACCGGACCAGCGGTGCTTGGTCACCCACTCGTAACCACCGATCGCGGCCATCTGCTCGCGCTCTTTGTCCAGGTCAGTGGTCTGCCATGGCGCGAGGTAGTAGAACTCCTTCTTGCCTGACACCGATTCCGACAACTGCCGTTGTTGGCTCTTCGTGTCGCCTGTCGGCTTGAGTCCGAGGTTGAACGGCTTCTTCTGGAAGGTCTCCCAGATGTACCGGTCAACCTGCAGCGGGTCAGCCGTGTCGAACTTGTCTTCCTTCATCCACGGCTGGCCCTGCAGGTACCCCGAGAAACCGATGCAGTCCAGGCTGAGGTTAGGTCCACTGATTGGATCTGAGGTGAGGATGCCCCCACCCCGGATTGACCCCGAGGCCTCAGCGTAGATGGCTGTCGACCACGGGGTGAAGATCGGGAGTCCATCCTCGGCTTGCAGCCGCGCAACCTCGGGGGTGATGGTAGCATCCAGGCCACCGTGCCCCGATATCACGTTCTGGATGGACACCCCACTGAGTGGAAGTTCCTTGTCGAGAAAGGTCTCCGTTCCGTCACCATTCAGCCTTGAAGCTATGTAACGCCATTCCGACATGGGGTCTCCTTAGATTGTGTCCGGGTCTTCGCGCTGCTGAACATAGTCTACCCGGACAGACACACCACCGAGGGCATCCATACTGATGCCGGAAGTAGAGGCACCGGGTTCGTATCCTGCCTTGAACGCGAATGTCACATCCTTGCCGCGCAGCTTCTTGGGGATAGGCTTGGCATCGTCAAGGAGCCAAGATTCGCGGTAGGCTCCAGAAGTACCAGTGGTATTGAAGCCGAACTGCTGGGTGGCGAATTCGTATTGCTTGCCGTTGGGCCAGCCGTGGCCCCGGTATTCGTCTCCGTACTCAATCCAGTACCGACCCCAGCTGTTCTGACCGGAGGCACCGATGATCCCCATCCATTTCGCGCTGATCACTGAGTGGGTCGCCCATTCTGGGATGTAGAGGACACCCCAATTAACGATCCCGTTGCCACCTGGGAACAGCTCCCCATATTCGGTATCAGATCCATTGACGTACTTCGCGTGGAGGGCCATCTGGATACCGCTGTCTTCGCCGATCCGGGGACGGGCGAAGAAGCCGTAGTCCTTGCGGGGGACAGCCACCTCGCGCATGTCCGTGATCATGGCGTTCGTGATGGCCCCGGTGCTGGCAGGCTGATTGATCTTCGCGAGCAGGAGGTACGGTTTGTTCGACGGGAGAGAGGTCGTGACCCGATAGAAATTGTAGGGTCCGTTCTTCACGTCGGTAGGCTGCTGACCATTGTACTGAGTGTCCTCAATGAGGATGTAGACGTACTTGACAGCCGCGCCGCTGGAGCCGGTGGCGCTCACGGGGACATCGGTGTACGAGTCCTCCTGGACTGCATACGACTGACCGAACACGCCGGTATAGGTCGACTTGATGACGCCCGTGCCCCTCCGTATGCGAACCGCGCCGTCGGGGACCGGGAGAGCCGTGACCTTGAGGTCAGTCGGCTCGATGATCCCCGTTGCGCCGGAGGTGCCTGCGTAAGCACCGACACGGGCAAGCTCGACGCTGTTCTCTGCGCCGCCCTTGCCGTCAATGCCACCAGAAGTGGCCCATGGTACTGGACGGAGTGTCATGATTGTGCTCCTAGGCTGGTATAGGCGGAACGCCAGGTGACGGTCGCGGTGGCAGATCCAGTCACGTCGACTCCCTCAAAGAAGAACTCGGACTGCCCTGCAGGCACAACGACATTGGTCAGCCGGGACTTGCGGGTGAGCGCCCCGGCGAGTGAGGTGCCGTCGTTGCGCCGAACCGTCTGGTCCAACACATTTATCACGACGGACTGGTCATATTTCAGGGTGGTGTCCAGGGCCAGATACCATCCGGACCCCCGGACTATGGGGTCTGAGATCGGCCCATTGATCTTGATGGTGACATCCTTGGTCTCGCGCTTCCCAGCGTTGTCAATGATGCCTTGCCGTCGGCCACCCTCGAGAGTGGCCCAGGGGAACACGAGGGGGAATGTCATCCCCGCGGCCTGGGGAGGGTTGATGCGTAGCGGCACCGACCCTCCCCCGCCGTCCCCTGTGTCACCGTAGAAGTACATGTCCGAGCGATCGAACACAGCCTGTCCAGTGCTGCGAGGCTGGGTGAACAGTTTGGTATCGTCGATGTCCAGGTCACGAGGACGACCATAAGCGCGGAGGGTCTTGCCGCCGACACCGATCTCGAGCACAGACTTCTCGTTCGGGCCGCGCTTCTTGGAGCTGACCCAGGCTGCAGCGAACTCATCCGCTCCCAGCCGTGCCGACTCCGGGTCTGCGCCTCGCACGAGGAGGTCCAGCTTGATCGGCTGCGGGTCGCCGAAGTCGCGACCCATCAGCAGGTTGTCCCCTACCGGGTTGTCTTGGTCTTGAACCCGCCACCGGACGGAGGTTGCCTGGAGTGTGGCCACGTCGACAACGTGGCCACACCCAAACTTGAACCCGTTGATGGCGAACTCTCCATGACGGAGAATCATCGTATGGCTCCCATTTTCTGTGAGGACTTGGCCAGCCGCGAGCGCGACTGATCGTATCCGTTGGCAATGACTGCGGTGACTGCTCCGCTGAACTGCTGGCCCTCGGCCTGGAAGGTCATCTTCACACCGTCAAACGCTGCAGCCAGGTCCTGAGGAGTGATTCCCCCGTTCGACCCACCGGCAGCAGCGATCGCCTTTCCGAGCTGCTGAGCGGAGAGTGAGGACTGCTGCGGTGCCGGGATCATGGTGCGGTTCTCGGCGAGCAGCTTGCGCGTCTGCTGCGCGTTATGGATGCGCTCAGACCCGCGCAGATCCACCAGCTCCGGCCCGTTCTCACCCACGACGGCGAGACCGGACTGTGCAGCCCGGATTCCGCCCTCGTACCAGTGGTTACGCTGCCAGAACGAACGCGCCCCCTTGACGTCACCGTAGCGTTGCTTGATGTACTTCAAGCCATACTCCAGCTGGAGGCGCGGGTCGGAGGTCTTGGAACCGCCGACGCTGCCCCACGTCGAGTTGAGGAACTGGAACAGTCCGTAGGCTGTGGAGGTGGGGTTCTGTGCGTTCGGGTTCCATCCCGACTCCCTCGTGAGGAGCCAGTTGAGGTCACCGAACTGGTCGCCCCAGCCCATAGCCTCAAGCATCTGCTTGGCCATCTGCTTGATAGGACCGTTGGCCACGTTCGAGAAGTCCGCGCCGCCTGCACCGGCAGTCTTGCCGTACTCGGATGCCTTCTTGACCAGACCCTCCCGGGCCTTGGCCATGATTCCGGCACCGAGGTCGCCCGCCATTCCGTCGGGGAGCATCCCCTCATGCTTGGCCACGATGCTCTTGAGGAGCTTCTTAGCTGCACGCTCATAGGACTCCGACATGTCGGCACCCGGAGAGATGCCAGCCTTGTCCAGGAACGGATGGAAGTCCATGCCGCCTGCCCCGCCGCCGTTGACCCGGAGGCCGAGCAGCTTCTGCCAGAGGTCACCAGACCCCTGAGCATTGCGGTTGAACGAGCCGAGGCTTCGGTTTCCGAGGTCCACGTGAGCGTGATTGTAGTGCCCAGCGTATCGCCAGATGACACCCCAGCCGAGCTGATGCAGCAGCGGCATGATCTGGTCGAAATCCCTCATCTCGCCTGCAGACTGACCGGGTGCAGTGTTGAGGTCAAGCGCTCCCTGACGGTAGTGCCAGGAATTGGGAGCGTGGACGCGGTGGACAGGGCCGAATGGTGCTGGCCCCTCCGACACACGAACGCCGATCCCGCTGAGCGCCTTGCCCAGCTGGACGAGTCCCTGAGTGTTTCGCGGCAGGGTGCCACCATCCTTGAACGACAGCGTGCCCCCGCTGGCGAACGCTTCATGAGGCATGTCGAGATACTGACGTACCCCCTCAATTCCCCCGGCGCGTGCTGCAGCGTTAGCTCCCTCGACCCAATGCGGTCCCACCACGGCACCGAATTCGGGACGCATGATGGACTCGCCGCCAGACAGCTCCAGGGAGCGGCCTGCCGGATCCATGAAGCGGTAGTCGTCGTATCCTGGCGAGTACCCCGGCAGCATACCGCCGTCAGCATATTTGAGCTTGGCCGGTGCTGGGAGCTTGACCCCCACGTCACCGAACGCTTTGTTGATGCTTGACGAGAAGCTGCCCATGACATCAATCAGGCTGTTCATCCTGCTGCCAAGCTGTGGCTTAGCATCCTCGATCTCACGGTTGATGCCCTTGCGGACGCCCTCCATGTTTGTGTTCGAGGTGCCCAGGATGGATTCGAACCCTCGCTTGTTCAGCGACTTCATGTCCACCAGGCGGCTGTCGTAGTCGTCGTAGGTGTTGGACATCGTCGTGTCCGTAGCCTTGCGCATGTCACCGAACTTCGTGCCGGTGGTGCGCTTCATGGATTCGAAGTCGGTTTCCGACTTCGTCTTCATGGACGACTGCTTCTCGATCAGCATGAGGCGCATGGCCTCCTGCTGCTCGGTGGCTGCAGTCTTGGCTGCGGACTGCTTCGCGGCCACGCTGTGACGCATGGCTTCCTGCTGGGTCTGGACGTCCAGCAGCATGGAGGCATTCTGCGTCTGTGTATTGAGCAGCATTGCCGCCTGCTGGGTCTGGGTGTCCAGCAGCTGGCCAGCGTTCGACCCCTGGGTGGCGGTGAGCATCCCGGTCTGATTCTGCTGGGTGTCCAGCAGCATCTGGGACTGCGCCGCCTGGGTGTTCGCGATCATGCCTGCGAACCCGTCAGCCACTGCGAGGTTCATCTGCGACATGGCATCCAGCGTCGTGGAGGACATGTTCTGCATGGCCAGCCCGGCTGCGCCCTCATCTTCCTGAACGACCGGGTTGATCCCGATGTCCATGGTGGTCGGTGCAGAGATCGGATCAAGCACCGGCATCGGCCCGACGGAGGGCACCGCGGCGGAGGCCAGTGATGCCGCCGCTGCCTGCACAGTGCTACGGCCTGCCAGCATCTCGTTGACAAGACCCTCGACGGTGAACCGTCCGATCTCGCCGGTGACACGGCTGGGGGAGTGGATACCGAGCACGTCCTTGAACGTGCGCTCCATGGCCTTGGCCAGATTGGCAATGGCTGTCTCGACAGACTTCTGCTTCCCCTTGATGCCCTTGACCACGCCGTTCGCGGCCTCGGCACCACCCTTGGAGAACCCTCGGGTGACGTACTCTCCAGCCTGATTGGCGTACTTCTCGTACTCCTTCCAGGCTCCGACGTACGACTTGCGCTCAGTGCTGCTGGCCTTGAGGAAGCTGTCCGCCATAGACGAACCCTCATCGACCCCAGCCTGAGCAATCTGCTGGATGATCGCGCCGGGGATGCCCATCTCGGCCAGCTTCTTGAGCTTGCCTGCGAAGGACTTCATGGCCCCGACATCCATCTTCATGGACTTCGCGGCCTGCCCCAGATTGGAGGTGGTGGTCCACTTGCCGTCGGCCCCGCGCTGGCTGGTCATTCCCATGTCCAGGCTGCGGTCGCCGAGGAGGCCACTGGCCACCGACGACTTGATGCCGTTCAGCTCATCAGCTTTCTTCTGCGCAGCTTCGAGCCGGGTGTCCAGCTTCTCTGCCTGAGCGTAGAGGCTGCGCAGACTGGACTCGAACTTCCGTGCCTTGGAGGTGGCCTTGGAACGCGAACCCCGCGAGAGGTCCTGGTTCTTGCCCAGCCCGAACAGCTCGTCGACCACGCCGTAACCACCGGAGAGGCTACCCGTGACCGATTCCCTGATGTCGCCGCGGCGGAGGTCGGTACGGGTGTCGCTGCGCAGCTCGTTGACGCGCTGCCTGCGCTCCCGTTCCTCCTTGGCCCGGTCAGCGGCCAGCTTGGCAGCACGCTCTTCAGCTTTCTGCCGTTCCTTCGCCGCCTTGAGTCCCTTGCGGGCTGAGTCCAGCTCGTCCTCGGCAATGCGAACCCGGCGCTCGGCCTGGTTCTTTGCTTTCTTGGACTTGGCATCCGACTTCTCACGGCGTGCTGCACGGAGCTTGTCCTGCGCGGCGTCCACGGAAGACTGGGCAGACGTGATGCCACCCCGTGCGAGGGGCATGGCCCCCGGCATCCGGGAGAGCGCCTGCATCATGATCTTCCAGGAACGCTGCGAGCCGTCCAGCGGGATGAACGCCTCGTCGACGTCCATGCGGTCGCCCACGATGCGCCAGGTGTTCGGCTTGACCATCTCGGCGATATTGTTGGAGACCACGCCGCCTGCAGCCATGGGCTTGAGGTCGATGCCGCCGAAGTACTTCGGGCCGAACGGGTCGTCGAGCATCTTGGCACGCTTCTCGACACCCTTGCGCCCACCGCCTGTGGATTTGGACTTCTTGTCCGGCTTCCACATGTCCTCCCAGGCTTCCTTGATGGTCACCCAGATGGTCTTTTTCTTCGGCATGTTGTTGACTTTGGTTTTCACCGCGTCGAGTTTGTCGTTGGCGCTCTTTGTGTCAGCGTCGATCTTCGGCTTCGGCTTCATCTGGCCGACAGCCTCGATTTCTTCGCCGGTATCCTTGGCTTCCTTGCGAGCCGCGTCATCCATCCAGGACTCGACCGAGACACCATCTGGGATCTCGAGGATATCACGGGCCATCTGCCGAGCTTTCTTGCCCGACCCGGTGAACCCCTTGCCAGCTGTGACCAGCTCATCATAGGTGCGCTGCAGCTGTCCCTGGACGTCCTCCTGAGACCTGCCGTGTTCGATCATCGCATCAGCGGCGTCGATTCCATCACGGGCAATGCCGTCCAGCACCTCTTGATTGGCACGGCCCTTTTCGGTGGTGATGTCGAGAGAAGTACCGTTCTCCTTGATGGCCTCATTGACGGCGTCAATGGATTCCTCGAACTGGCGCATGGCGTCACGCTCAGACAGGTTTGCAAGTCCGAGTTCCACCAGCCCGTCGAACATATCGCGGAGGTTAGAGGCAGCATCACCAGCTGCGCCGCCCACGCCGCTCACTGCACCAGCAGCGTCATCAGCAGGCACCTTGATGGTGCCCATGGCGATCCCGACCAGGGTGGCGTCGTCAGCTGCCATTCCCGCCCCGGTGGCCATTTCGGTCAGGTGATCACGGAACGTGGGGAACTTCTTAAGCACGTCCTCTGGCAGCATGTTGGGCGACTGCTCAGCAATGGCCTGGAAGCCTGCAGCGGCCTTGTCAAACGAACCGCTGTCGGCCAGGGAGGCCAGGGCAGTATCGGTTTCTGCAATGGTCTCGTTGACGATGGTCACGTCGCTGCGGGTGTTGAGCAGCTTGTCGCCCCAGGCGGTGACCTTGTCACCGCTGCGGTCAAGTGCGTCACCCCAGGTCTCGATGCCGCTGGTGCCGACGCCCCTGACCCAGAAGCTATTAGCTTCCTCCCAGATGGACGGGTCCAGAAGCGAACCCTTAGTGTTCGCCGTGGTGGCGTCGTTCAGAAGAGTGAGTTTGTTGATCATCTCTTCGGAGGAGCGGCTGGTCGTGTCCATCATGGCGGTGAACGCGGTGCCTGCCAGCTGCGCACCAGCGAACCCAGCAGCCACCAGACCTGCAGCCTTGGACACGCCGACAAGCATCTTGGAGGTCTTGCCGTTGTTGCCCAGCTTGGTCATCCAGCCGTCAAGCGACTCGGACTTCGTCCGGAGGGTGTTGACAGCACTGATGGTCTCTGCGATACGCGGAGCCAGCAGCAGGAACCCGCCGCCGACCAGCGCAGCGGTGCCCACAAGGCCACCCAGAGCACCACCCAACTGAAGCACCGGCTTAGGTGCCTTGCCTATGGTCTCGACCATGTCGCCCACGCCGCCGACTACAGCAGCCACGGCAGGGGCGAACGTGCCACCGAGGGTGATAGCGGTGTCCTTGATCTGGTTCCCGGCGATCTTGATCTTGGACTCGGCGGTGTCGTACCGCTTGGAGGCCTCAATGGCGAGGGCCGAGTTCTGCTTCCAGGCTTCCTTGCCCATATCAAGTGAGTCGGTGAGGAGGTCTCCTGCGCCTGCCAGCTGCAGCATGACCTGAGTTTCGCCAGTGCCCTTGATCCCCAGGTCGGTCATGGTCTGTACGACGTTACCGCCGCTCTCCTTGACCCCGTTGAGTCCCTTGGTGATCATGTCCACGGCACGGACTGGGTCTGACTCGAACGCCTGGGCGAATTGCTTGGAGGACACACCCGCTACGCTGGCCAGGTTCTCCAGACCCTCGCCGCCTGTCTTCACGTCTCCGTACATCTTGTTCATGACGCGGGACATCACGCCGCCACCGAGCTCGGACTGGATACCGACGGAGGCCATGGCGTTCGCCAGAGCCAGCACATCAGACTCAGTTGCACCGGCCAGCTTGCCAGCACCAGAGAGGCGCTGAGCCATGCTCAGAATGTCCTTCTCAGTGGACGCGCCGTTGTTACCCAGCTCGACCAGAGTAGAGCCGAAACGGCTGATCTCCGAGCCGGTGGTCCCCATCACGTTCGCAATCTGTGCGATCGAGGTGGACGCTTCCTCGGCAGTGAGGTTAGTCGATTCGCCGAGGTCAATCATTGTCTTAGTGAAGGAGACAATGTCCTTTGTCTTTACACCGAGCTGACCCGCGGCTTCGGCCACCCCTGCGATCTCCTCATGGGTAGCAGGCAGCGTCTTGGCCAGATCGCGCAGCCCGGTCTCGATCTCGGACAGCTGCTTCGGCGTGCCGTCGACCGTTTTCATGACGCCTGTCCAGGCAGATTCCCACTTCATGGTGGCGCGGGTGGCGAGGCCCAAAGACCCCACCACCACGCCGCCGAAGCCTGCCATCATGGAGCCGACCTGGGTCATCTCCTGGTGGTACTTCTCGACAGACCTCATGGCCTTGCCGACACCCGTGGAGGACTTGTCCCATGCCGTCTCGATTTTGTTCGCCTGGTCCACGGCAGTGCGCCCGGCCAGAGCCATATCGGCCTTATAGCGATCAATCTTAGCCGACAGAACAACCGATACGTTACGGACTTCCCTCATCAGGCGTCCTCCTTCACAGAGTCAGGGTCAAGTGTGACATACTGCTTCTCTCCGTCAGCCGGTTCACGATCCAGCTTGCGGTACTCGTCGAGCTCCGCGCAGCCGATGCAGACATCCGTATTGATGTCGTAGTCGTGGGGGTGATCGCCGGTTGACAGAGACATGGGCTGACCACATCCACGGCACAGATCAGCCTCGTAGGCTACCAGTGCTAGAGCGAAGATGCGGTCACGTTCGGTCCACTTTTTCCCTGGCTTCCGCTCCCCGCGCAGCACCGATACCGGAACGGAAAATTCACGGGCTGCGCGGGTTTCGGTCAGGGAGTTTAGGCCTCGTCCGTACGACCAGGCTTCTTGTATTTTGGGACAAATGATGCCGGATCAGTCGAGGTCAGATCGTAGAATGCGTCCTGCACGGTGGCCATCTGCGGGGCACCCAGCTTCTCGAACGCTTCACGCGCCTGGTCCGGGGTGAAGATCGGCTGGCCCTCGTCATCAACGATGGCTGCTGCCAGCACGTAGTATCCGGACTCGCTGTTCAGCACCGCGTTAGACGCCTGCGAAGCTGCACGACGCACAACTTCCTTGATCTCTTTGGGGTCGCCCACCTCGGCGCGGCGGCATTCCTCACGGGCGTAACCCGCCGCGTCTTTCGCGGCCTGGTCCGCCTTTTCGGAAGCGGCCTTTCGCGCCTCCTTCGTGAGGCGGTCAACTTCATCGTTGTCGACGGCGCGGAGGGTAAGCTCCCGGGCGGATTCGCGGAGGATCTGCTCGTACTCATCCCGCTTCGCAAGGAGCTCCGCTTTCTCTGCACCTGCAGTGAGATCTGCTTCGCCATTTTCGTCCTCAGGGAACAGCGCGAGATCCTTTTCCAGTGCCTGCAGCTTACCGGAAATGTCGGCACGCATGAAGACGGTGACGGTGGTCTCGGCGGTCTGGATGCCTGCGATGAACTCGTCAGGATTGAACTTCGTGGTCATTTTGAGTCTCCGTTCTCAATGATGGGAATGTCGATGGTGTACTTCTGGTATCCTGAGTGGCGCTCAGTGTGGCGCAGCAGCCGGGCGTCGGGCCATTCCCCGGCACCTGCAGTCACGAATCCTTCAACCTGCAGGTAGGGACCGTGGAGCGTCATCCTCATGGTGGTGTTGGGGTCGATCCCCAGCTCCTCGATCCACGGCAGAGTGCGCTCGGTGTCGTTGTTGGTGGTGTGGAAGTGCTCAGGCGCAATGGAGGCTTCGTGGTCCCCCCAGTAGTTCGGCACGCTCTGCACAGCCTTAGTGACTACCAGAGCGCGACCAGCGGACAGCTCGACGCGCTCCACCTCGTCAACCTGCAGGGGGTCTTCGGTGATCTCTTTGTCGTTCAGGAACCCGACAACGTGCTCGGCGAACCGCCGTGCCTGCGCCGGGGTGATGTAATCAGGGATGCGAGGCATCATGGTTCCATCTCCGTTCTCTCCGTTATCAGGTGTGACTCGTGGGGGATGGGAACGGAGATAACCATCCCCCACGAGGGTCTTGGGGTGGGTCAGCCGCCGACAGGCGCAGCAGCGACCACGCCGTGGAGTTCCATGTCCTGGAACGCGGCGGTGATCTTGCGCTTGACGTAACCCGTGCGGTCCACGTGCTGCGGGTGGTCCGCAATGCCGTGGAAGTACTCGTAGTCGTCGCCAGCTTCCCAGTCCTCGGTGGAGGCCTTGGACGACTCGCGCTGCACGAGGTAGACCTCGGTGCCCTTATGCTTGACGGCCTCGTACGCCTTGCCAGCGTCCGAGGTCAGGTCGAGCTTGTGCTCGTCGTCGAACTCCAGGAAGAGGGTGAACTCCATCGTGCCGTTGGAGGCACCCCAGGTGGAGGCGTTGCCCTCCTGGCAGAGTGCCTTTTCGTCGACCGATTCCGAGGTGGCGGCGGTGACATTGTAGTCGCCAGCCAGGATGGCGCACGAGGCGTCAATTCCGGCTTCCAGCTCGGTGAGGGTGATGGCCTTGGGATCGGCCGGAGCGGTGGGGAGGATGGTGACCTTGGTCTTGCCATCAGCGAGTGAACGAGGCATCAGTTGTCTCCTTTGTTGGTTTCCTGAGCCATGACGTCAGGGATCCGGGTGGGGGTGGTGTCGGCCTGCCGGGAAGCAGCCCGTTCTCGGTCCTGCTTCTTCTGCAGGGGAGTCGGCGACAGCGTGTCGGGGTAGATGTCGAAGTGGGTCTCAGGGACTTTGTACGGAAGCTTCTCTCCCGTGCGCTTGTCCCAGGCGTGCTTGAACTCAGCTGCCATGGTGGCAGTCCTCCTTCGGTTTTTCGGTTCTAGCAGTTCTAGGCATGGAGATATGTTGAATACACATATGAACCATCCATATAGACAGTAGCCATATACGCATATATCACTCAACATATCCTCGTGACTATACCTGCTAGATCACGGTTGCTGGAATGAAAACGTCAGCGGCTGGTAGTACCGCCCTGGAGCCACGGTCTCATCAAAACTGATGGGAACGTGGGGTGGAACATGGCGGTACTCGCCGCCACCGGGTGCAGTCACTCTGTTCAACGCTCTGATGACCCCCTGAGACCACGAACGGACCGTTCCGGGGGTTGGCCCCGCCACGGTGATCCTGAGGTCTCCTGCGGTCTCTGAGGACGTGTACGAAAGTGGCTGCTCATCGTGCTCCCGGAGAGGCTGAGTCCACACGGCGACATATGGCTTGATCTCACCGTTGGTCTGCAGTGGCACGCTCGCGGGGACCATGCCGTCGTAGACCAGACCACCGGACCGCTTGAGCTGCGCCAGTGTCCACTCGGTGAGCGTCTTGATATCAGCCATCACAGCACCCCATCCACCAGCTGCCCCATAGCTTTCTCGAAGCCTGGCAGGCGACGATCGAACGCTGGGGTCAGGTAGGGCTGCGGTGCCATGCGTGATGTGCCGAACTCCACGTAGTGGCCATACTCTGCAGTCGGGCCGATCTCGGCAGTGACCTCCCCAGCAGTGTTGGAGATGTCGTAGCCGATGGAGTTCTTGAGGTTGCCCGTGTCGACGGGTGCCCCCGATTTGGCATCTGCCGTGATGTCAGCTGCGGTCTTGTTGATGGCCTGGACAGCTTTGGTCGATGCCGTCAGGCCAGCCTTGGTCAGGTCATGACCCAGGGACCGGAGCTCTCTGGCATCTGTCATGCCGAGTTCACCTCCTGGCACAGATAGTCACGGGTCCAGTTTGTCGTTCCCTTCTCCTCCACCAGAACGGTGAAGCGACGGCCATTGATCACCGGATCGTCAGGATTACTCAAGATCGTGATGTAATCCTTGTAGACCAGGTGGATAGCCGACAGTGGGACGGAGATGCGGTGGGATGCGATGATCTCCACCGACTCCACGACCACGGAGGCCCGGTTCGCCTGGGTGAGGATCTGGGCGGAGCAGGGCAGGCTGAGCCAGATTGAATCCGACGTGGCCTCCTGCTCCTCCTGCCCCCACTCAATGTCCCCGCTGGCAACGGGCCGGTCAGCCTTGCAGGTGCCGGTGAGGAACCCCTCAGCGGCATCCCGGTGGTGCTGCGACCAGTCGTCAGGGAGTACAGATGCGTTCGGGAGGGGACTCATCGAGCTTCCTCCCCCTCCGCAGACCGCGCCGGGGTGAAGTTGAACGCCTCAAAGAACGGGTCCTCATTGGCTTCAGCTTCCTCCTCAGCGGCCCGTTTCCGCAGTGCCTCAGCGTGCTTGCGCAGCGCGTCAGCGACGGCGGGACCGTCTGCACTGCGGTCCTGGGTGGTGATCTTCTTGGAGAGCAGCGCCTCCGATGATGCGATAGTGTCCAGGGCATCCGCAGCTGCACGCTTGATTGAACCGTTGCACAGCTTGAGGAAGCCCTGGAGTTCAGAATCACCGAAGAGACGCTTGCCCTCGTCGAGGTCACCGATGATCAGGCGGACCTGCCCCTCGGGAGTGGTGTAGTCGGTGGCCATTGACCCCTCCTAGGTTGGACTCTGCCCCGCCGCGCCCATGAGGTCATGGCGCAGCGGGGCTGAGGTACTGGTGTCAGGCACCCTTGGACGCGTAGGCACCGACCGTGAAAGCCGGGTCGATGCCGATGACCGAGCGGCCACGGTACCAGATGGTGTCGTCGTTGAACGAACCCTCTTCCGGCGAGATCTGTCCGCCGCCGACCGAGTCGCCCTGGTCACGCTTGACGCGGATGTCCACGTCGGGGTGACCGTTGAGGCGCGTACGGATGAGCGAGGGCAGATCCGAGGACTTGCCCTGCAGCAGTGCCCAGCCGTTAGCCGAGCCGGTGCCGAGGGCACGGCCGATGGTGACCGACTCGAGAGGCTTGACCACGCTGCGGAACGGGTTGGCCACCTCGGACTCGGTGGTGCGGTTGCCGTCGGTGACCTTCGTGATGAGCTTGTCAGCCGTGAGGATACGGTTGACAACGCCGCGCAGCCCGGGACCGTGGACCAGGACGAGGTCGCTGGTGGAGACCAGCTCGCCGCGGTGGTTCTCGGTGAGGGCCAGCTTCTGGATGGCCTTGTCGAGATTCTCCGGGGTGAGCGGAGCGGTGTCGACGGTGCCGAAGAAGTCGTCGTTCCATGCCTGGTCGGTGACCAGGGCGTCCACGACGGCGTTGTTCTGCGCCTTGATGGAGCCGTTGGCGAGGGCACGCGGGAAGTTGGCCAGATCGCTGAACCGACGACGGAGGCGAAGCTCCCAGGTCAGTCCGTAGTTCTTGCCGTACTTGGCCGCGCCGTGCTCGACCTCAGTCTCGACGAGACCGGCCGACTTGTATTCCTCGCCTTCCTTGACGCGTTCGAATGCCTCAGCACCCCAGAGGTCCACCAGCTTGCGACGCTCGAAGTCGTCGACGGTGGCTTCCTGCAGGATGGGATCGAACTCGAAAGTCGCATCCTTGTATGCCTGCAGAGCCTGCTTCTCGAAGGCGTCGCCGAGCAGGACCGGGAAGTCCGACGTGGAGAACGCCTCCAGGAGCACAGCCTGGGCGAGCGGGTTGGACGAGTTGCGTCCGTTGACGAACAGTGAAGCAGCTTCGTAGACCTTCTCGTCGCGGGTGTTCGCCCGGCGGAAGCCCTGCTGCTGCAGGTCGATGGATTCCATGTTTCTCTTCTCCTTGGAGGGTTGGGATCAGCCAGCTGCAGCGGCGGCAGGCGGGAGCATTCCGAACGGGGCGACCTCAGCCGGGCCGGTGCCGGATGCCTTGGCCACGTTGGCCAGACCCCAGGCGTTCGCGCCAGCAGTCGCGGTGAGGGTGCCGTTGGACGCCATGTAGACGACCTGGCCGGGGGTGAGGGTGCCGCTGACATCGATCTTCCAGGAGCCGTTCAGCCACACAGTGACCTCATCGCCTTCCTTGGCATCGACGAGGGCGACGCCTCGGTAGTTGCCAATCGCCACGGGCTGGCCGGACGTGTAGTCCTTGTCAGCGGTGATGGCGATGTGCTTGTTCTCGGGGTAGAGCTGGTTCTGGGCCATGATCAGCGGCTCCCTTCCAGGAGGTTGACGGTGTCTTCAGCCGAGTGCTTCGGCTGCTCGGACTCCTTGCGGTCGGCAGGAGCAGATTCGCCCATGCCATGAACTTCGCCTGCGCCGATGCCCTTGGTCTCTCCAGCGATCGACTGTGCTTCAGCGAGGATGGCGGCATCGTCCTTGTCTTCCGACTCGGACAGACGCTCAATGAGCAGCCGCTTGGTCGTCGGGGCTTCGACGTCCTTGAACGCCTCCTCCACGATGCCAGCGACATGCGATTCGCGAGCTTCCTTGGCCTTGGCCTTCTTCAGCTCGGCGATCTCGGCCTTGAGTGCAGCGTTCTCACGGCGCAGCTTCTCGACCTCGGTCTCGTTGCCGCCACCGCCGCCGCCACCGTTGGGCGGGGTAGGCTTCTTCGAGTCGGCTTCGTCGACCCGGCTGGTGGCGTCATTTGGGGTGTCAGCCATAGCGGCTTCCTCCTTCTGTGCGGTTTCCTTCCCAGCCGGTGCTGGGTTGGTCTTGGGGACGTACTTAGTCGTCGCAACGACCTCAGTGGCCTCGCCCTGCAGGGCCAGACCTCCGTCGGCTGCGGTGTACGCCTGCTCGTAGGTGCCGTTCTCGGTCTCGTACCAGACCCGACCGGCCTCAGGATCGAAGTCCCGGACGAACGAATCGCCGGGGATCATGGCCTGCAGCTGCTCGCGGGTGTCCTGGGTACTGGCCTCGCGCATTCGCGCAGACTCGATGACCTCCAGGATGCGACCGCCGCGGCCTGCACGGGTGACAAAGTCAACCGATCGTGCTTCGCTGAGGCGGGTGATGATGCGCTGGCCCTTGTCCTCCCGGACCTCGCCGCTGGCACGGATGCTGACGCCGATGTCGTCCTTCATCTCCTCCAGCACTGGTCTCCAGTTGGAGTAGATACGGGCCTCGGCTACCAGACCACCGGCCTCGTCGTCCCAGTAGGCATCCTCAGTGAGGACGCCGACGAGGTCACGGATGGACCCCTCAGGACGCTGGAAGCTGTCTGCCTCGGTGGCGTGGTCCAGGTACATATGCGTTCCGGCTGCGAACACCTTGTCGCGGCCTGCAGCTTCGATGGTCTCGCGGGGGTAGGTGCCGCTGCTGCCAGAGCCTGGGGTGATGACCCCGATCTTGAACCGACCACCCGGCTTCTGGGTGACGGTGCCAGCCTCTTTCAGGATGGTCATGATGCCGCCTTTCTGCGGAGGTCAGTGATGCTGGTGGCCGTGTAGCTGGGTCGCCAGTCTGGGTTCTCTACGCGGGTGGACATGTCCTTGAGGGAGATCTGCTTCTCCTGGTACATGAGATACCGCTGCGGTCCGAGGGCCGATACGGCATCCTCGGGGTTCTCGTCGATCCAATCCTCCGCCGACTGCATCATGCTCGGTGGCTCGTCGATGCCGGGGAAGCCCAGCTCCGACCAGCTCTTGGTCTTGGGGATGAACGTGCAGCGACCATTCTGGTGATCGTACGGGCCGGGGGTGTCCGGAGGGTACTCGGTGCCGTGCTTGGCAATGCACGAGGGGCAGGTGCGAGGACCGAGTTCGGCGTGCCAGACCACCGCGGCAACGGCGGAGTTGTTGGCCGACTGGATTCGGTTGGCTGCACGGTGGGCATCCAGCATCTCGGTTCGCGCAATACGCAGAGCACGCGCTAGACCGCCGCTGAAGGATCCCTGAAGACGTCGTAGGATCTCTCGGGCAGCTTTACTTGGATGCCAGCCGTTGGGCACGCCAGCGATCAGCGAGGCGCGTACCGCCTGCAGCTGCTCCTCGGGGAGCGGCATGGAGGACGCGACGATGTTGCTCAGTGACCGCTTGACAATAGCATCTGCAGCATCGGGATCCGATCTGCTGAAGCTACCTGCGACCGAGTTGGGCGGGAGTTGTGTCTGGATAACCTCATCGGTGAGCTGGGCTGTCTGCGCCACCACTTGCCGGAGGGCAGGCGCAAGCACGTCAGCCAGTTCATCACTGAGCTCCTGCAGCTTGGTCCCCGTGTTGGCCAAGGCGCGTTGAGTACGCTCCAGCTTGAGGACCTGAGCCGGGGTGAGGGGTTGACCGGCAGCTCGGCGAGCCAGAATGATCTCAACGATTGACTGCCATTCCACGGCCAGCTCGTTCCAGGCAGTTGCCCACCGTGAGGTGAGCGCGTTGCTGGAAGAGTCGACGTAATCGGCTGCCATAGCCCGGAGGCGGTACTGCGCAGCGAGGGTCTCATCACTGATCGCCATCCTCTTCACCACCTCGCAGAGCATCTGCCGGGTTCAGCCCAGCATTGAACGCGTCAATGGCGACGGATCCAGCATTGACGTTCGGGTCGATGAAGTTGCCCTCCTCGTCCGTCCAGTCCTCCAGGATCTCGTCCACATCCCGCACTCCCAGAGCGCGGAGTAGGAGACGCATGGTCTCGAGCGGCGGCAGCTTGCCCGTGCCGTCGGCCTCGGCAATAGCCTTGACCGCGTCAGCCATGGAGGCGTCCTCAAGATCCGGCCAGGTGATGGTCAGCGTGCGGTCACCGTTACCGGTGAGCACGACTTCCTCCTCCTGCGAGTACGGGTCCTTGAGGATGCCGCCCTGCAGCGGCCCCGCGGGTGCGAGCACCGCCTGGTCCACGGCGTATCCGCACAGAGCACGGAACGCCTCAGTCCAGATCTCCTGCCGTCCCTTCATCTCCAGGACGGTGGGCTTGTCCAGCGTCTCGGCGACGGCGCGTGCGCCTGTCTGGCCGGGGTCGCTGAGCAGCATGGTGACCGGGATTCCCAGGGCTGCAGCTGCCATAGCTGCAAGGGGTCGACTGGACTCGGAGTCAATGGCCGCGCCGGACTTCGGCATGGCCTCAAGCTGTGTGCCCTCGTCCATCATGGCCACGCCGCCAGCCTCCTTGAGACCCTGCAGCGCGTGCCGTGCCTGCTGGCTGGTGGACTTCTTGCCGGACATGCGGTAGGCGATCCGGCTGATAGCGGCCATGTACTTCGCCCAGTCCTCCAGGAACTCCTTATGCGCCCGTGCCCACGGGATGGCTGCATAGGCATCACCGACGCCCCACTTGCCGACCGTGTTCACGCGGATGTGATAGACCTTGGCATTCCACTCCACGGGGTCGCCGTCGATGACGGACTGCCTGCGGGTGGGGGTGTGGCTGAGGGCTGGGTACCAGACAGTTCTCTGCCTGGACTGCACCTTGGTCGTGCGCTCCCCGACGTACTGCTCGACAAAGTCGCGGCGGTAGAACCACGTCTCCGACTTGTCCTCGGGGTTGGTGATCTGGTCAGTGATCTCAAGGCTGTCCAACACTCGCACCTTGACGAACCCGGTGGTCGGGTTGGTGAACACCACGGCGTAGACGTTACCGTCTGTACCGAGGCGGTTCTCCAGCTCCATCTTGGACTGAGCACCGAAGAACGCCTTGCGGTTGCCAGGGTCATCGAGGAACGCCTGCACCACGGCATTGACGTCCTGAGTCTGGTCATCCTCGGTGCCGTCCGGTGCCTGCACGCCGACGCCCTGCCCGTGGACGTACCCAGCTCGCACGGCGAGGCCGCGCTTGATGACTGGGTTAGCGATATGCATGATGCGACACAGCTCGGTCGCACGGCGGCGTCCCTCAGGGGACATGTCCTTCTCGGTGTCCTGGAACAGTGCCTCCCAGCCGATGTCCTCCTGGTAGAACCGCTCCATGCTGTGGGCAGCTTCCTCCAGCTTGAACTGTGCTGTCTCCAGCTGGGCCTTGAGCCGGGGGACTTCAGGGTCGGAGGGGGTGGCCTCGCGTAGGAATCGATCGAACATACCCATCGGGGCACCTCCTTATCAGTAGGGAGAGATCATGCGGTTGTCTGCCCACTCCTGAGCGACCATTTCGTCCTGGTCGTGCAGGTCGTGCAGCAGCAGATACGACAGACCCTGCGACAGGGAGTCGATGGTGTCATCGTGTGGGCTGTTCGGGAAGGACTTGGTCTCCTCCAGCAGATCCTCCACGCTGGGAAGCAGCTGCGCTGTGGGGAGGTGGACGTTCTCTGCGAACACGAACGGGCTGATGGCCGAGGCACGCTCCAGCTTGGAACCCTGAGGCTCCACCGGGATCATGCCAGATACAGTCTTGGACAGGTGGGCCAGGATGGCCGAGCCGTTCGCCTTGTCCTCAATGAGCTTGGCTGTGGCCTGAGGCCAGCGTGCCGACAGGGACTTGACCGCCTGCGCGGTGGCATTGAAGTTGAGGCGCTCACGGACCTGGTCAAGGAGGTAGGCATGGATGCCCACGCGCAGCCACACTTGGCCGACCACGTAGTCGCTGGCCTTAGTGTCCTTGAACGTCATGTCCCACGACTGGATGAGCTCGTAGCCGTTCTCCCTGAGGCCAGGAATGAGGCGTGAGCCGTCAGGCCGCTCGACCCACATCGGGGCGTCGTAGCGTGCCCAGTCCTCTGGAGGTGGGAACACGCCGCCCTCGCCGGGTGTGGGTCGGCCCTGATAGAGGCTGGCCCACGTCTTGGGACCGGAGGCTTTCTTGCGCGATTCCCACTGCTGCCGGGTGCGGCCACGGGCAGAGATCATGAACTCGCCGGGTTCGCGTCCGAGCACGTCGTCCTCGCCGTCCTCTGGCCGGTGGTCGGCCTCGGCTGGGATGTTCAGGTAGTCCCACTCGGTATCGTCCTCAGCGAGCAGCCTGCCTGCCAGGTCGTCGGCGTGCCAGCGTGTCAGGATGATGATCACTGGCGCACCGGGTGCAAGGCGGGTCAGCGCCACATCGGTCCACCAGTCCCACGTCTTCTCGCGGATGGTGGGGCTGTCTGCCTGCTCACGACCCTTGACCGGGTCATCGATCAGCAGGAGGTCGACTGCACGGCCCGTCATTGCGCCGCCGACACCGACCGAGAACATGCCGCCCTCGTGACCGTTGATCTGCCATTCGGCCTGACTGGACATGTCGTACCGCACGTCAAGGCCAAGCTGCGGGTTCTGGGTGATGTCATCACGCACAGCGCGTCCCCAGCGTGTAGCGATACGGGTCTCGTAGGAGGCCATAGCGATACGGAGGTCAGGGTTCTGGTGCAGTGCCCAGAGGGGGAAGCGGCGGGAGGCGCGTTGGGACTTGCCCTCCTGCGGTGGCATAGAGATGATGAGGCGGTAGTCGGGCGTCGTGAACGCCTGGACCAGCTTCTCATCGATGAGCTTGAGGGCGGGGGTCTGCAGCGTGCGGCTGTCTAGTTCGAGAGCCATATCGCCGGGGGTGGCCCACCGCCGCTGCGCGGTGCCAGTGCTGCGCCCCTCAAGACGCTGCGCCAGAGAGGCCATCCAATCGACTGACATGAATCTCCCTCCAGAACAGGACTTCGCCCTCGGGAGCAAGCTCTACCGAGGGCGAAGAAACACCGATGACGAGGGTCATCCTACCTCAAGATATGTTAAGACGCAACCCTCCGACGCATAATTTCTGTGATGTCACCCACATTGACCATCCAGTACCGACCCAGCTTGGTCCGCTGCACCTTCCCGGCCTTGGCCCAATTGGTGACAGTCTGCCTTGTCACACCGAATGCATCGGCTGCTTCCGTGGTGGTCATCCAGTATCGCCTCACGCCGTGGCCTTCCGTTTGCGGGACTTGAGTTCCTTCTCCCGGGCCTCGCATTGCCGATAGGCTTCGGCCTCGGTCAGGACCTTCATGCACGTCCTGCAATGGAACACCTCATCGCCACCGAACTGCTTCGGCGGCTTCTTGTAGACGCTCAGGCACATGCACTCCGGGCATCGGGCTGGCAGCTGCTCGGACTCAGCGTTGCGCTGGTATCGGGATGCCAGCCACTCGAACTGACGCTGCAGGTCGGAGTAGATCTCATCAGCGAGGTCGTTCTCCAGGAAAGGCAGGTGGTATTCGATGAACCTGCACGCTTGCCGTCCCAGGGTGATGGCCACATCCACGGAGGTGTGAGCAGTGAACCCCACCGGGCCGCGTGACCCCCGTGCATGAAGAAGCCGAGGCGTGTGCAGCTGCACGGCCTCGGCTGTGGATTCCATATGGGCGATCAGGGATGCGTAGAGCTTGTCCGAATCGTCTACTGCAGAGACAGACAGTGGCGCGGGTGGGGTGGTCTTCTTGCCGGATGGCATCCCCGATGATTCGTAGCACGCCTCGGGAGTGATTCGGGAGCGGATCTCCCCCAGCAGGAACGGGATGTCCCGGAACAGATTGTCAGTCACGGGGTGTACCTCCACGATGCGTGCTGATCCACCTCGAAGGAGGCATCCACGCTCTCCAGCCGGATGTTTGTCCGTCCGGGGTAGTAGCGCACCCCGCCGCCCATGTTCTGATCCGCTATGACCTCAGACTCCACATGGATCCCTGTCAGGACGATGTTCGTGTACTCTGCGCTGCGGTTGCGGATGTCTATGCGCTGGCCCACTTCGTCCAGGCTTAGCTTGCGCAGTGGTTCCCAGTCACTCATTGTCGGTTCCTCCGTTGATTATAATCTCATCCATAGCTTGAATTGTAAGCTCTGCTGCTTCCAGCCAGGACATGCCGCCGCTGTAGGCCGCGGTGTCCACATCCTTGAGGTGGGCCTCATTGATCTCCTCAGCGTACTGGCCGACCGTCTTGCCTGCAGGCAGGGTTCCACTGGCCTGGTGTATCTGGGCCAGGGCGTGCGACCGGGACATGATGTTCATCCGATGAACCTCCGCCTTGAGCGCCCGGTCGGCCAGGTTCACTGCTTCCCTCCCGACATGTCCATCAGGATGCGGGGCACCTCAGTGCTTGCAATCTGCAACTGCTGAGGCGTGGCGTTGATGGCCCCCAGCACGGCCATGAGGACAGCCTCAAACTGCTCGCCAGTGCGTTCGGCTGCGCGTACCTGCCGTTCCTCCACACCGGCCCTCAGGGTCTCTGAGGCGTACTTCACGAGCTGATCCTGCGCCTTATGCAGCGTCTGGTAGATGACGTTCATCCCGGCCTTATAGGTCACGTCAATGCCGAAGCGGGTATCGTCCGACTGGACCATGCCCCAGAACATTTCCTCGTCATTGGAGATCAGCTCCACCTGGCGCTTCAGCCACTCGACCTCAGCGGCCTTGGATGCCACCTGATCGAGTAGCACCTGGCCGGGGTCTGTGTCCTCTACGGGGGTGCCCAGCCGCTGAGCTACGCGGCGCAGCCGCGCTTCCTCTTTGTCTCGCTTGTGCTTCTCTTTGGACTGGCGATTGCCTGCGCCGTGCATCCGGCACACATTGGTCCCCATGGCCTTGAAGTTTCCGCACTGCTTCCCAGTCCGCCTGGATTGCACTTGGCACTTCCGGGGATCGTAGTCGGACTTGTCTACCTCAGTCACCGGTAACCTCCCGAGGTGGGTCCAGAAGGACTCTGGTAGAGCCTTCCACGGTGTAGGGGATTCGAGTGGAGTTGACTTTAGCCAGCCACACAGTGACCATCCCGGAGTAGAGAACCCCGTGGACCATGGTAAGGACTGCGACCGGAAGATCCCCGACTTTGACCCGACGTCCGACGTGCTCGGCGGTCAGATCTCTGGCTGAAAGGGGTTGCATATTGCAACTACTCTCGATAGGTTCAGGCATGGGTCTTCAGCTCTCCCTTGCCGCTGCGCTCTGCCAGCTTCTCGATGTTGCGCTGCAGCACGGTGTCCAGCTCCTGGCCGGTGACCGTGAGGCAGTGCTGGGCCAGGGTGTCCCACAGCATGGCTGCGCGGAGGTACACCTGCGACAGGGATGAACGGCAGACGCTGACCGCACGGTTGAGGATGAGGTCGAGCGCACCCTCCAGGTCCAGCTCGATCTCGTTGCCGTACCGGCGGACCATGGTGTCAACCTCCCAGTCGCCGAACTCGTTCCTCTTCAGCAGAATGGCTGTGAGCCAGCAGATGTCGCCGAACTCGTCCACGATGGTGGCCGACCGGTCGGACTCGTGCCAGTGCTGCTTCGCGAACTCGGAGAACAGCTCGCCGACCTCCCCGATGATGCCAGGCTGCAGGTATTCCAGGTCGTACGCACGCGGCTCAGCTGTGCTGGCGGCGGCGGTGATGTATTCGTCAAGTGTCAT